TGACGAGTCTTTTTATATACTTAAACCGATTTAAGTCTTCATAAAATTCTTCAGCATCCATACATATAGGGTTGTAGTAATACTTCGCAGCAAACAATACAACGTTCTTGTCATTTAACTCATCAAATAATTTCATAATATTATAATCAAATACCCTTTAATCTTTAGGACCAGTTGCTCCTGCTTTTCCAATATTTACTGGCGAGACTGGAGTCTTATCACCAAGTCCACCATTGTCTGTATGTCTATATTTAGGCCCGTTTACACCAGCAGTATACGCTTTAAATGTTTTTGGGATAACAGACTTTGCATCAGCAAATTCTGGCATGTTTGGTTCATGCATTTTAACAAACGCTTCTTCACCTTTACGAGTAGATAACTGCTTAGAGAATGAATCTCTTGTGTCTTCTCCTCCAGCATGAGGTGATTTTTTCACGATATCTTTTGTTGGCATTGGAACAGGTGCAATTGAATTTTCAGTTACAATAGTTTCCTGCTTCGCTTTTAGTTTATTTAACCAATTTTCTCGAGTTACACCTTCTGCAACTCTCTTCTTAACTGGCTCCATTCTTACAACCTCCTTTCCACCAATATTCATTTTGATAGGCTTTTTATCGGCACTTCTAATTTGTTTATCTTCATACTTTACAATCTCACTACCCCGACCAACCTTTTTAGGTTTATCCTCTTTCTTTTTCAAGAACGGTGTTGGAGCTAAACTTACAGCGGCCTTTCCTTTTGCAGAACTCTGCGCAGATTTAGAAAGTTTTTTCATTAAAGCAGCTTGCTTGTTTTCTTCTACATGTTCTTTATTGTGGTGCTTTTCAGCGTTGACCCAGTTCTTTCCTTTTGGATCATAGGCATCGTATGTACAACTCTTATTTTCTGCTGTAGGCTTACCAAACATATCACCACAGTTCTTACAACACATTCCGTTCATGCCCATGTGAGCTTCATTAGTTGAAGAGTTTACTGCTTTAGCAGTATCTTTCTTGATAGTTACGGGATGTTTCTTTCCTGCAAAATTAAAGTGTGACTTACCAGCTTTGTGAGCTGCAGCTGCAGCACCCATAAAAGCAGTTCTTTCTTTAGTGTCTGTAATCTCTTCTGGAACTATGAACTGAACTGACTCTTCAACTTTTTTAGTTTTTGGGTCATCATGAGTATATCCCATTTTATCCATTCTGACATGATCGGCATACTTTTTAGCTTTATAACCTTTACCAGTTTTTGGGTCATACATCATGTGAGGTTTAAAATCTTTTTCCTTATCTTCTTTCACTTCTTTCTCTGCAACATCTTTGGTAGCAGGTTTTGACTTGTCGTCTCTCATAGTAAGTTTATCTTTATTGTTCTTTATATACTCGAGAGCAGATTCTCTGTCTTCAAAAGAACCAGCTTCTGTATCATTGTCTGTCATGACAATAAACTTACCATCTTTTGTGACAATCCTTGTCTCGTCGAGTTCTTCTTTTTGGCCTAGGCCTAAAACTTTTAAGTAGGCGCTAGTCATATTTTCATGATCGATGTTTGAATGATCCATAGTTTTCCCTTTCTTTACATCCATATTTGTGCGGCTATAGCGCCAGATGCCGCAACGATTGCGACCCAAAATAATTTATTAATGACTGCAACAGTAGCTGAATTTTCCTCAACCTTTTTTTCTATTGCATCTAACTTTTCGGAAAACCTATTCATTCTTTCCCAGGACTCTTCTCTATACTTGTTATAGGTGTCCATCTTTTCTTCAAAGTATTTTGAATAAGAGATTATCTTCTCTTCAAAACGAGCAAGATTGATGAGTGCATCACCCATCTTATCGAGTTTTTCCTCAATCCTGTCGAGTCTCTTATTTACTTCTTCTGCCATCAGTTTTCCCATCTGATAAAGTATTAGTTATATTTATAAGATTTTTATTCTCTATGCTACCGGAATTATTGCAAATCTACCCGGATAAGATCTTCTCCAGCCGCCAATATCTGTTTCGTCATCGCCGCCTCCAGTATATGGATTCGCTGTTGTTGAGCCGTGATCAAAGTGTCCAACACCAGCATTATCACCCCATTCTGGTTCATCTCTTCCTGGAGAAGGTCCATCAACATTATAAGCAAGTGCCGTATTCATTCCACTGTTTGTTATACTAGCATCTGACTTAATATATCCAGATCCACCGCCGCCTGGACCACCTGCATAGTTATTTCTATTTCCTGTACCACCACCATAGTAGCCACCACCTCCGCCGCCAGGAGTATGAACGCTTGTTCGGCCGCGACTTCCACCTAGTAATTTACCACCTGCTGTTCCTGCTCCATAGCCGCCACCACTGGTTGCTCCTCCAGCAGACTGTGTACCGCCGTAACCACCTAAGGTAGATGATGCTGCATAACCTCTTGTTCCTTCAAGACCACCGGCGGATCCACCGCCACCGACTTGACCAAATCCACCGCCGCCTCCTCCGGCGATGAGTAATGCTGCTGCATGTGCGTCGTTGACATTAGCAAATTCTTTTCCTAGGAATATACCAGTGAGTCCACCACCGGATCCACGACCGTGTTGCATTCCACCATTGTTTGCTCTACCTGCGTTACCGCCTCCTCCAAATCCACCCGGAGGACCATGACTGTTTCCATTTCCAGTACCGAACGCGCCACCTTGTCCTACAATAATAGTATAATACTGTCCAGCTGTAAAATCCATTCTTGCGTATGTGTATCCACCAAAGCCACTGTAAGTGTGTCCTCCATCATAATCATCACCAGCACCAACTACACCATCTGATGCTGTTGATCCTGCAGCTCCCCACATCTTTAAGTCAGCTGTAAAATTTGATTTAGGTAATAACCAGTACTCTCCAAACTTGTTTAATATCATTGTCTGTCCAACATCAATAAGTTCATCACCAATACCTGATTGTCCATCACCACCGTAATTATAGTTACTGCCATAGGTAGTTCCCCAGAATCCAGGTGCAGCTGCACCCTTCTTGAATATACTAAACTTAGAGTAAGTCATACCAATTATAGTTGAGGCTGTTGTGACACGAGCACCGTCTGAAGCGAGTATTCTAAAACTTACGGTATCATTTGCATTACTCTCACCGCTCATAATATTTGGTGAAAGTCTAAATGTTCCTGCGCTTGTTTGTTGCACACTGTCTATTACATTGTTTGGTGATGGATGTTCATCAAAATCATAAACAATAGGAAAACCATCAGGATCTACTGCGGTCACACTAAGAGTAATTCTTTGAGAATCTAAAGTTGCTAGGTTTGTGTCAAAACTATGGCTCTGATTTAAAATACGTGGTTTTGCAACAACACTACCTCCACTGTCCCACTGAGGAGGACCGTCAGTTCCTGACAGCACTCTGTCCCAACCGGTTCCGTTGTAGAGATACAAACTCTTTTGACCAGCAACAAACTTTTGATCAGCCTGATCACCAGTTCCTAGACCAGTCGTGTCAGAAGTTACTTCTTTCTTTTGGACTCCTTCAACGTTGTCCGCAGAAAGCGTAGTATTTCCACCTAGTAGATTTGATAAGTTTCTTCCGTTACTCATCTTGCTCCTCTTCTTCTTTACCTCTTAGTTTTAATTGAAGTGCTTTTCTTATATCCGATTTTTGTACTCTATCTAAACTATTAATCATGTCAACTTTTCTTACAATCTTTCGAAGATCTCTTCTTAAGGCGCCTGGATTGTCTGTTTGCATATACAATTTAGGTAGACCTTCTATGTCTACTGCGTAATGTGCTTCTAGAAATTCTTTAAATTTTTTCATATCCTTTTTCCTATACTGAAGTGAATCCGGGTGGGGGTGCATAAGTCAAATCTCCAGCTCTCATAGTGTAAGCATTCCAACCATCTGCACCAGAAGATGCTCCACCCATATACATTCTTGGTCGATCATCTGAGCCTCCTTCTAGTGTACCACTAATTTGTCCACCAGCGAGTGGGTTGTAAGTAGCATGCCAACCACCTCCAACACCGCCACCATTAGTACCGTTTCCAAACCAAACCGCTCTAGTGTCAGTATCGTATGCAACCATTATGATCTCTCCGTTACCCCAAGCTCCTCCTGGAATTGTATACGTGGCGTTGCCAAAGTTGCTACCTTTAAATTCATCACCACTATAGTGATAGTTTCCTACTACATTAGAATTCTCATAGTTACCTACTAATTCATTTTCACCGTTTGTAGTAGCACCGGCGTCATCAATTGTTTTTTGAGCCATAAGGCCGAACTGCATGTAAGGTTCTAAGTTTTGACATCTAAACTCAAAGTATCTCCTACCTAACGGTAGTGGAGAACTTAAAGCAATGCCAGCATATTGATTTAACTGACTTATTCCACCTGATGTAGTACCACTCAACATATTGGTAAAATCCGTATCACCTGTAGTGACAGTAGGAGTAGCTCCTGCTGCTGCCCAACCAGAACCAGAATTTACTAGTCCGAAAGTAATAGGAGTTGAGAACTGCATAATAAAGTTTTTAGTAGAAGTGACTAGTTTTGATCCATCAGATCCTATGTAACGTACTTTATAAGCGTCTTTAGTAGAATTACCGCTACCGTCCGATTCAACTGTTCGAGTTAAAAACTGGTAAGTCGCTGTTCCATCTCCGGCAGTAGTTATTCGAGTTGGATGAGCTAGAGGTGGTGGAAGATTTGCCGAATCATTTCTAAAAAATACTTTGTCGCTATCTCTCATATAAGCTATATCATAAGTAATAGGAAATCCTTCTGGATCTGCAACTCTAAATGTTTGTCTGGCTGAATCTGTTGAAGTTGCCGCTATTTCTATATCACCAGGATCTGTAATGATAACAGGTGCTTCGTCTTGTCCTCCAGCTATTCTATCCCACTCGTCCCCGTCATACAGATACAAAGTTTTTCTGTTTGAAACAAACTTCAGTTCTCCTTCTTCTCCTATTACTTGGAGTCCACCAGAGTCTGCTGTGTTCTTAACACCTTTAGTTTTGTATATAGCAACTTCTGATAACTTCATTTATTTCTCCGCTATTATCCAGCCTCGAGTAGCGTTATAATATACTAACCCGATAGTTGTTTCGTCTAAGTCTATGATAAGATCTGAATCTGACGCTCTGATCTTTTGACTAGAAGCAACAGTGATATTATTTGTTCCTGCTGTTCCAGTTCCATCTATGATATTTATTTTACTTCCAAACACTCCTGTCGGTAGATTAATAGTTCTACTTGATGATGTGTCGACTATAAGTGTCTTTCCAGCTTCTGCATTGTGAGGTGATGATGTCACTTCAATAAAATTGTCTGGTGTATGTAAAGTCTTACTAAGTTTTTTATCCCAATCATATACTATGAGTTCAAAGTTAGTGTCTGCAGCGGGAGTAAGAGTAATAGCGTCTTTGTTTGGACTAACCGTAAAGTCCGGTCCCTCATCAAGATTAACACCATTAAGAAACACAAGATAGTTAGATGTTCCAAGTGATAATGTATTACCAGCCGAGTCGACAGTGAATACTGACTGAGGACCTGAAGTTGTAAACTTATATTTCTCTATCCCTCGAGAATCTGTAAAGTCAGGAATTCTTGCTTGAACGTAAGCAGAGTCTACTATGTCTTCAAACCTGTGAACAAATCTACTTTGAAAGTCTTGAATAATAATTTCTGATCCTGCAGGAACTGAATCTTGTAGAGTTATTCTGTTAAGACCAGCGTTTCCAACATAATCATTTCCTGAAGTTAATAGTATACCATTAACATTTACTTGTACACCTGATATGTGATCATATGATAAAGTGTTGCCGTTTGCGTCTACACCTTCATATATTACTTGAGCTGAATTCGCTACGTACCTAAACGTTTCAATCGTTCGAGATCCTGGAAATACTGCCTTTGTTCTAGCTGCTATAAATGCAGAGTCAAAGTACTCAGCCATATTCGTATCACTAGTAGGTTCATAGGCTTGTATTGTTACTTCATCTCCAAGAGAAGCCGCAACATTAAGAGTCACTGTGTCTGTTGAAGTATTTACTGTATAATCTTCAGTCTTCCTAAGTATAGAGCCGTTTAGATATACATTAGGTTCAAACTGAAATGCCATGAGAGTTCCAGTTTTATCATTTCCTGAGAATACTGTTTGACCTGCGGTGGCATCAAAAGGGAATGAACTAATTCCACCACTTGCTATTAGAGCAGTAGGAGCTCTTGAAGATACATAAGATGAGTCAACTGTCTCTTGTATAAGTGTAATTGTGGAAGCTGAGTCGACAGTTCCACCACCGCCTCCTCCAGAAGTTTGTCTCGCTTGGACATAGTTAGAATCGATTAGTTGGATAATTGCTGCGGAGTCAGTTCCGCTGCCACCTTGAGCATCTTTAAATGATAAAGTCTTAGTTGCATCATTCCAAGTAAGCACTTGGTTGTTTTGTGCAGAATCTGTATCTAGTCTTAAACCGGGTAAAAATAAGCGATTTGTAGCAGAATCACCTAACTGAATGTGATCAGAATCTAAACCTGCCGGAGGCGCAAGTTTTGAAAGTAAACTAGCCTTTGTTGACATTATTAGTCACCCTTAATTATCTACCTTTGCTCCGCCTCTCCACTGGTAACATGACCAGTATCTGGCTTTGTGTTTTGGTCCAGGGTTGTCACAGTTATGTCTGGCACGAAAGGAAGCCCTTCTCTTCGGATCGTCTCTCTTGATTTCCATATTGGGATCACCAAAACGTACAACGACAACGTTGCCAGAAGGACCTTTAACGTAAACTTTAAATTTTTTGTTAGGATTTTCTGATGTACGAATCGGATCATTGAGCTTAACCTTTTTACCTTGATACTCTGCTTCCGTGATTTCAAGATCTTCGTATAAGTTGCACTCCTCGCAGTACTGATCGATTTCCTGTTCTCTGTGTGTTTTAAATTTATCCACCAAACTCATGACCTGCTACCCTTTTCATTTGTTTATTAAACTGTGCTTGTGACGGTTTTTCTTTATATAACTTTATTGAGATTTCTGGTCTATCTTTACCTTTAATTCTCCAATTGTAACCTTTTTCTTTGTGCTCAGGTTTTGTAGTCTTTACTACACGTCTCTTATAACCTGCTTCCCATGATTCTGGTTTACCGCTTCCTTCTCTAATTTCTCTAAAAGTTTTCATCTGCTTAATCTCTTATTTTAGGAGTTGGATGTTTTGGTTTCCCGGCTGTAACAAACTTTGATCCGGCATATTTAGTATCACTGTGTGCTTCTCGTGACGCACTATTTGCAGCCTTTCGAGCACTCTTATATTGTGGAGAATTAGCTCCATGTTTTACATGCATCTTTATTGCTGTTCTGTGATCTAATGCAGCGTTTCCATGAGATATATGAGCACTAACGTGATTTTCCATTTTCTCACCATCTCTATTATTACTTTCATGATCGTGAGCATCGGTCCATTTATCATGATGTTTCATCATTGCTTTATGATAGTTTACGTCTTCGCTAAGTTTTCTTATTTCTCTAAACGCTTTCATTTTATTTCTCCCCTAAGTCTTTTTATTGCTCTATTCTTAGCAAGCTTAATACCGGCTTTTCTTTTACGCATCGTATCTAAATCTTTTTCCATACCCGGTTCTTTTCTAAGGTGTCTAGCGAAAGCGGAGTTTCCTGCTCTATCATGAGATGTTTTGGCTGCATTATAATACTTGTTGAGTGCTGGCGCTGAGATCTCAGTTTTTAACGCAGCATAAGCTTTTTTAATCTTTGCACCGTCACGTTGAATCTGATCAGCTTCGCCAAGATTATGTGCAGGTAGTTGTCCTATTAATCTATCACCTCTTGCCTGTGCCATTGGTCTCTTGAGCTTGACATATCTACCGGACTGTCCTCTAATATTATCACCCTTCGCCATTCTCATTGCATCTCTTTCATTGGTAGTCATACCCATAACTCTACCGTCTCTATCTAAAACCATGAAGTTATATTTCAACGCTTCATCCACTGATGCTTCTTTAGGAACACAATTAGGAACCATGCCTGGGTGTCCAGGTTTTTTCTTCATTCCCACCATTTTATGTGTGGACCAGCATGGACCGTCTTCGTTAAAGTGTTCCTTAAACTTTTTCATCGTCCTTTTCCTTCATTTTTTTATAAGCTTCAGCAGTAGAACTGTATGTCATTTCTTCTTCTTTCCATACAGTCTTGTCTGCTACACTCTTATAAGCGTTATAGATTTTAGTGTTAACTACGTTAACCTTTTCTTCTGCTTCTTTATCAATCATTTATCGCCTCTCTTTGCAGAAAGATATGCAGCTACCGCCATGTCACGTCTTTCTTTTTCTGACTTACCTTTAAACTGTGGAGCGTCAGACTTAGAAAAATCTTTTATATAGGAACCAATTCCCATAGACGGTTTTAGTTTCTCTTGTATATCTTCCTCATTTATTGACTGCTTGAAGTTTTCATAAGTATGACCTTCACCAACTATTCTAGGTAGCTGATAAATATTTATAGCCTTCTTTAGTGCCTTCTTTGCGTCATTAACATCACGTCTAGAAACATAGAGCGCGTTATTTTTAAAGTAGCCATCAATACCTTTCTTATTAAGAATCTTGATAACTTCTTGTTCATAACCTTCACCTAACTCTGCTTTTGCTTTTGCATTGCCTGCCTTTTTCATAGCACCAATGCCTGCTTTCAGTCTACCCTTACTATCACGATCTTTTTTCTCTTTGTCCATTCTCATTTTATGTAATGGAGACATCATTCTTTTTGCCTGACCTTGTGGTTCACTATAGGCTTCATTCTTATTATCATTATCGTCATCATCATCATCTTCAATATCGTCAGACTTTGCTGCAATCATATAATCTCTTACACTATCAATGTAATCTGTAGCTTTTGAGATTTTATTTTGTGCCCATTCAGGAAGATTTTCAGTATCGTCTAACATGTCATGAAGCTCTTCAGCAGCATCCATCATAGTTACTAACTGACTCTTTGCCATATCACCTTCGTAATCGTACTCTTTTGGATCGATACCATCGTCCTCAAAAAGAGCAATGTAATTTTCGTTTAGATTTTTAACACTCATGATGACGACTTCGCTTTCTGATCGTAATAGTCTTTGTGCTTATTATGCGTACGATCATACGCAGGTAATTTATCATAGTCATGTCCGTCAGCAGCAGCTAGTCTCTTGGCTTTTTGCAAGTGGTGATAGCTGTGGTCTCCAGGAGTCATACCTATAGATTCATTAGACTTAATTGGTCTGGAAAATGGTTTTGATACTTTCTTCGGTAACAAACCTTTTTGAACAAGAGCATCTCTTCCTCTAGCCTGCATCTTAGGTTTATCATACATAAGTGTATGGTTGCCATGAGGATCTGTGTGGATTTTACCTCCATGTTTTTTCATACCGGCTTGAGCAGCTTTAGTGTTTTTACCGTAGTGCATACCAACAACTTTAGTATTTTCCTTTACTGCTTCATATGTCTTTGTATTGTTTCCATCTTTATTATACTTAGGAGAATGAGGATGATGAGATATCGTCATAGGACCTTTAGCCTTATGTTGTTTTCTCATAATCTCTGCAGCGTGGTCGTGACTCTTTGCGCTGACGTTTCCTTGAAGCTTGTTTGTAGATACTCTATAACTTGTATGACCCGGTAAATCCTCAGATAATGTTTCATCAGCTACAGTAAAGAGTATAGATTCATTCTTAGATTTTTTACTGCCTCTAACTTTTGCAGCAAGATCCTTGTCAGCCTTTCCCCAAGTTCCGGAGGACTTAGTTACAAATGAGTTGACTCTAGCATGACCCCACTGATCAGGATTTGTTCCAGGTCTATGACCGGTTCTCCATGCAGCCTTCCCCCTATTGAATACTTGTCTGAGAATTCCGAGAGGCATTCCGGACTTTTCAGCTTTTTTCTTCAATGCGGCTGTTGCATCTTCTGAGATTTCTTCTACATGTTTCTCATCTTCACCGTGATAAGGAATATGAGATTCATTATCTCCAAGTTGCGATCCTTTATCGTTATACACTTTCTGGAGAGACTTAATTAGTTTAGGAACATCTTTCATAGGAAAACTCACGTGAGCTCCCATCCTAAACTTCTCATCACCCATTCTTTTGTTTTGAGTTATTTGAAGCCCATAACCTTTGCCTTTACCAGCCGCATATCTGGTCAAGTCAAGATGAGGGGTTCCTTTCCAATTGGTTGCTTCGGCGAGAGTATCTTCTGAGTTTTCTTCTGATGCTGCCTCTCGCATTTGAAAAAAGTTCTGTTTCATATTACTTTCCTTTAGTTTGTGCGTTTTTCATTCTAGCTCTCGCTAATCTTGCTCTGTCCAATCTTCTATCAAACTTAAGAGCGTCGGACTTCTTCTCTCTATCAATCCTTGACTTAGCTCTAGCCAAGGGATCTGTTTCATCACCAAACATTTGCTTGAATTTCAATGTGTGTTTACTTGGTTTTGTCTTAGCACCTTTATCACCCGGTGCTGGCTTGTAAGCTGCTGGATTATCATCATCCATCTTAGCACCTTTCTTAAAGTGCCTGTCTCTTGCTGCTTTTGTAGATTTTGACATCTCTCTACCTCTAGCGTCTTTACCGTGATAAGCTTTAGGTTGAGTACCTTTACGATCTTTTATATCTGGATCTTGAGGTGAAGTTGTTCTTTCTCCAACGTTTGCTGTGTTCTTTTGTCCTTTAACAGGAAAATCTGGAGGATGCTGACCTGGAGTTCCTCTTGTGTAGTGAAGAACATAGTCAGGTGTTCCTACATCATAAGCTTCTTCCATTGGTTCAATGTCTTCTATCCACTTTCTTACAATGCTATTATCAAATTTTTCGAGGATAACATAATTGGATCCTCTGTGTGTTATCACTGCAACTTCTTCCGTGCTCTTTATTACTACTTTTTCGCCGATGTTAAATATCCCGCCCTCGACGAACTTTTCTCTAATGTCTGATACACTGTTAAGCTGCAGGTGATTTCTAAATTCTGTTTGTTCTTTGAGTCCCATTCCTTTTCTCACGCTATTAAACAATGCTTTCGCATCTTTGTTTCCCATATCTTTTGGAAGTCCTTGAGAGAACTTAACGAAATCATTGTCAGAAGCGGCTTGTCTTTGTTTGGTTGCAGATGCTCCTGATACGTTATCTGAATCTGGATCTCTTGCTCCGGCAGAAACTACATTCAGTTCTTGAAAATTATAAAAACCATGTCTGCTTTTTTTACCGTTGTACTGGTTCAATAGAGATTTAAACTCGTTTACTCTATCATCACCAACAATCATAGTTACTTTTCTAAAACCTTCGTTGTATAGAGCATTTCCTACGTCCATCACTGTCTTAATTTTGTTATTAAGCATGATGTATCTCGAATGTTTCTTAAACATTTTACGAGCAAACTTAACTTTATCTACATAAGATAAAGGATTCTTTTTATTGTCTTGAGTTTGAGATACGTATACTCTATACGAGTTCTTTCCTGACATAGAAGCTAATTTGTCAATAAGCATACCATGACCAATCGTTGGAGGATTCATCCTTCCAAACGTAAAGAAGATTCTTTTTTCTTCTTCAACTAAATATTGACTAAAACCTTTTATCATTCTATGATTTCTTTCCTCTCTTGCGATCCTGTTCCCTCTTTCTCATTTTAGGTAACAACCTTAACGCAATCTTATCAATCCTTCCCTTCATTGACTTAGAGCCAAGTCTTTTTTCGAGTTCTTGTCTCCGTGCATAACTCAGTTCTGATTTAGGAATTCCTTTTGTTATTCTTTGTAGAATAAAATTACGTGCTGCACGACGAGCTCTCTTCTGAAGAACTGCTTTTGACGCTGTTCTTCTTCTGGCTCTCGCTTGACCTATCTTAATTTTATTCTTGATTCTTTTGAGCTGACGCGCTCTTTTTAATCTCTGCATCATTGTTAGTGCTTCATCTGGAGATTCCTCCACATCAAGCGCTCGTCTGCGATGTCTTCTGTATTGTATTTCTTCCGGCTCTCCTGGTGCTTTCGCATTTGCAGGTTCCGGACGCATTAGATCTTTTAATCTTAACATTTACTTCCTCGTTGGTTTATCCCATCCCTTTAGTACATTAGGCGAAAAGTTGTTGTATGAAAACTCTAATCTGTCAACAATCTTTACCGCATCACCACCAAGTCTATCAATAGCTACATAACCTTCTTGACCAGTTGTTTTAAATCCTTTGTTAGTCTTTACAAAAGTGTCAATTGAATTTAAATTATTAAGTATATTTATAAGTTTTAATTTTACAAGAACGATTAACTTTTGTAAATCATATATCTTTTTTAAGTTCGCTTTGTTCCTTTGCGAAAAGAACTTGAGGATTGCATTCTTCTTTGCAACCTGCGCTGCCTTACCTTTTTCAGTTGATCTCTTGTCGATCTCTTTTTTATATCTGTCACTGATGAATCTGATGAGTCCATCAACATGCTTGCTAGTGTTAGCCACAACCTGTCCCTTTCTAACAAAGGTATTATTGTAGGTTTCAATTGTTTTTGCAAGTTCGTCGTTTCCTTCAATCTCTCTGAGGACGTTACCCGAGATCTGATTGAATAGCTTACCAATCTGCGAAAGATATTCATTGACCATCTCCGTATCTTTTTTAGTCATAGTCGCCATAGTAGCATCTCTCAGCATTGCGTCTTGTGACCAAACATTTTTTGATTTTTTTAGTTTTGACACGTCAACGCCGTATGACGCTTTCATCGTTTCAAAAGACGAGCCAGTGTATGTAGTATGCCAGACGATTCCAATTTTTGCTGATTTAATTTCTTCTGCTCCTCTAGATCTTTCTGGCACTGCGTATACAATCGTGTTAGGATGGAAAGTAACATATTTTTTCCCTTTTATTGTTTGTTTGGACAAGTCGCCGGGTCCGAAGAGAAAATCTCCTTGAATGACACCTTTGATTCCAAGTTCTGGGAGATACTTGAGGGCGAGTTTAAGCTTAACAGCAAGATCACCTGAAGTATCAGCATCAACATCAGCTGCAGATTTATAGACCTTAGGGTCTTTGTTGAATATCCCTTTTTTAGCAACAAAAAAGCTGTTATCACTCGGATCAATACCAGCAAAAACAGCAGGAGCACCGTCCCACTTAACACTTACTTTTCCTTCCTTAACTCCGCCTAGCATATCTCTTAAATCTCTTAGAGCAAAGATAGCTTCTCGCGTTCCATTGACACCACCATATATGACTCTATCTTCAATGTGAGTCATGTGGGTGTTTTTTTGTTCCGTCAAAAGATATTTATTAAAGTCTATCATTTAATTTTAACCTCTGGCTTTATTACTCCTTGAGTAACAACTTCTAAAAATACGTTTTTAGGATCAATTTTTCCAAAGAACACAACCTCACCTAGTCTAGGTTTTGGAGTAGTATTAATCATAAATATTACTGGATTTGCAGATAAGTATTTTCCTGCAATTTTTTGATAAGGACCTTCAACGTTTTCTGACCATTCTTTTTTTAGAGTGTTGTCTTTTTTAAGAGCTTCAATCTGTGTCTTGCTTATTCCAGATTTTTCTGCATTTGGTGGTATGATTCTATCTGCAAGAGCTTTCTTCTTTATATCCATTGCCGCTGCAACAATGTCAGCCACATCACTCGTTCCTCCTATTTTAAATCCACTTACGTAAGCAAAGTTTTCTTTTGCTGGATTCTGAACAGACTTAACTTCATAATTGTTAGAACCTATACTTACATCAACACCTGCTGATGAGCCTCCACCAAGTTTACAATCATCTAACAAGAAATAAAGCATGATTTCTCCTGGTCCTACACCAGTCATAGGATACTTGTACACTCTTTCAAAAGCTTCATTACCAAAACTTTTAAGCTTCTTAATCAACTTATTGATTTGATCAGCAGATCTTGGTACTCCCTTTATAGTAGTTGACATGTCAAACTTAGGGAATATGTTTGTGTTGATTAGATATTGTATTTCTTTTTTATATTTTGTAGTATTAAAATCTTGAGAAGAAATATTAAAAACAAACTGCTTTTGTGCTTTTGATATGAATTCTTTATCTAGCTTATCTATGTCAAACATTGTAGATTCTCCTTTTAGTAATACTATTTATATAAAAAACAAAAGGACCCGTAGGCCCTTTTGTCATCAGTCTAGATAAGGAATGAATCCCCCTATCATCACCTGCGATAGATATACGCATCCATGTGTGATGCTAGAGGTAAAGGGAGCGACTGATTATATCGAGGAACACCGTGTCGGTGACCTCGTCCCTGGCACTTTACATAGAACTGATAGTTAAATCTTGATCTACGTAAAGAAGCGTTCATGTTCTTGACGATCTGTCGAATAGTTTGTAACTGTTCCATATCGTCAGGATTATTCTTATAAAAAGTACCGACATAAGCGTCAGTACGTTCAGTTGATACGTTGATTCCCATACCAAACTCCTTCAATTGTAGGCAGATTTGTTTCAACATAAACATAATCGCCTGAGTTAATCATTTCTTCATACAAAGTGCGAGCGACAACATGATCTTCTAGACAAATAGTCTTGTCTGTCCATCCACTTTCTTTTTTTCCTTCAACATAATACATTACTCATACCCATAAATTATATTGTGAATATCTACAGGAATGCTGCGATCGATCTTAAAGCTGTTATCGCGATAACTATGAATCTTCATTGGCTTTCGACCTTGTCCTGATCCTTTGAGGAGAACTACTTCTTTTACCTCATCCTTCTTATCTCCCCATGATTTCAGGTATGACTTCTTGGCTTGAGCAATAGTGTCATGACCCATCATCATAGGAAGATTTTTCGTATCATCTGTACGGATAACTTTTGTCCAGTACATTAAGCGATGCTCCTTACCATCTTTAACATTGACATTGGAACATCGTAACGTGTACCGTTAACATTTACGATAGCTTTTGTTCGTTTGATCTGAGTGATCTCACCTTCAATCGAACCGTTACGACCAGATGCTGAAACTGTGTCACCAACTCTAAAAGCACCACGTGCTGATGCGGTTTGTAGACCACGTAAGAATTTTTGTTGGAACTTAACAGTTTCAATTACTTCATTTAACTCTTTCATATCAATAATGTCTTTGATCATTTGAGAGATTTTTTTAGTAGTTACGTTCATAATTTTTCATTCCTTTTATTAACTTTTGATAATACTAATCTACCACAGTTTTTTAGGGTTGTACACCATAAAATGCACCTAAATGCATTTTTTTTACATTTATTATTATTTGTGATAAAAATGTCACAGTTGTTTTATTTTAGAAGATGGAAGGTTTAGTTGGTGAGTAAGTTCCTCAATATAATCATAGTTATTTGATTTGAAAGTACACACATGATTTCCACCGGCTGGACCATTTTTTTGGAAATCCATAAGGGTACACCCATGGTCCGATGCGAATTGAATAATTTCTTTTTTAGTTGTGGTATATGCGATATCAGTTGTTAGTGAATAGAACATAAATTCTCCTTTTTCATTCCTGATTCTAGTATACCACATTTATTTTAGAATGTACACCATTAATTTAAATAAATAGCAATGTTCTTAAACTAAACATGGAGAAACTATAATGGAACTTATAACTCTATGGATGTTTATAGGATTTTTATTCGCCGCTTATTCGGTTATTGCAAATGATTCAGTCCAAACTTTAGGAACATGGATTGCGAGTAATAACGAAAAAGTAAATTGGAAGATCATGTGGGTATCTGCTTCTGCAGTTCTCTTATGGGCTTTGTGGTACGGTTGGTACCAGTATGGCGGAGACATTTCTTATGGTCGTCTCAATAAAATACCTTTTCAGGAGATACAATGGTATCATGCCATGGCTCCAGGATTACTACTAATATTAACAAGAATAGGCGTACCAGTGAGTACGTCTTTTTTAGTTTTAAGCGCTTTCGCTTCTACTTTCGTTTTAGAAAAAATGCTTGTAAAGTCAATGATGGGATACGCTGTAGCAGCCGTTGCAGCATATGCTATCTGGATTTGTGTAACTAAGATTCTAGACGAGAATAAACCCGTTAAAGAAGAACATAAACGATGGTGGCGTATTGGTCAATGGTTTACTACAGGATTTTTGTGGTGGACATGGCTATCACATGATATGGCCAATATCGCAGTGTTCCTTCCACGAGAAATACCAGTAGATCTTATGATAGGGATAAGCATTGTCTTTGTCGCTGGTCTTTGGTATATGTTCAAAGAAGGTGGTGGTAAGATTCAAAACATTGTACTTGAAAAACATAACACTCGTTATGTAAGAAGTGCTACTATCATTGATGGTGTGTATTGGATTATACTTTTCTTCTTTAAAGAACTCAATGATATTCCTATGTCAACGACTTGGGTATTTGTTGGACTTCTTTGTGGAAGAGAACTAGCAATGGCAACCGTAACAGGCAAGCATAAGTTTAAAACAGTATTTCCTCTTATCACTAAAGATTTTATCAAAATGATGATAGGTCTTGGTGCATCAGTAGGAGTTGTTTTAACTATTCACTATATTATAGTTCCTAACGGTCTGTAATAGGATTAATATAAATAAGGGTATGGGGGTCTTCTCCCATATCCCGTAACATCCAACCCGGAGACAATTAATGAAAAAGAAAATACTGGCCTTTCTGGCCGCACTCGCTTTTGCCGTTCCAGCGAGCGCATGGGAACTAGGAAACGGAATCTCACTCGATAACGAATTAGAAGCAAAGTATGCAATGGATGCTGAAACAACTTCTATTACTCTAGAATCAGGTATTACTGTACCTGTCTGGATTTTGAGTGCAAACGTTAACGCTGACTTTGACCTCACCAACTTTGGTGAAAACGCGACAGGCGACGTGTATCAAGGAATTGATATTGGTGTCGACTATTCCGTTTCAGAGCATATGTTGCTCGAAGTCGATTCAGGTATTGATGTTGATGGAGAAAGAGAAGATATCGTAGTGTCAATGACACTTTCTTTTTAATCTTGGATTAATTTTCGAAAAGGGGGCTTTCGCCCCCTTTTTTTATTGGATTATTTTTTCTGCCAAATAGCCCATAAGACCCAGATGGCGATCAATCCCATAATTCCTTGGGAACCTAGACTAGCCAGCATTCCTGATACGTTATCGACCACACTTACGTTCGAAGGCATAAAAGGCACATTGCCTAAACCTAGAACTTCAAGTATGATTGCAAGAGCAGCAAGACTTACGCCAACTTCTGCGAGCGCAGCAGCCCAACTCTTGATTTTATTTAATATTTCCATTTACGTTCCCTCCTTATCAGTGAATCGTATTATTTATTTATTATTATGAATTTTTATGCGTAAATGGTAGACCATCTTGTATAAATAAAAGGATTTAAGTGTGATAAAACGGAGATAAAAATGACGCAGCTTATAGACCCATCAAAATATACGAAAACCGTGGACCTTTTAAGGTCCTTTTTTTTAAGTAAAGGATTCTTAGAAGTCCATACTCAAAACAGACTTTCAATACTTGCAGCATGTGAAGATCCATTTAATGTTGCAACGTATGAATACGCAGGCCAACGTTGGCCACTGCCCCAAACAGGCCAAATGTGGTTAGAATACGAACTACTTACCCGCCCCTCTGAGAAGGGGTTTTTTTGTAGCTCGACTTCGTACAGACAAGAACCAAACGCAAAGCCGGGAAGACACGACATAATCTTTCCAATGTTTGAGTTTGAGTTTCCTGGAGGCGTAGACGATTTAAAGGATATGGAAATAGAGCTGTGTGAATACTTAGGCTTTCCTAAGTTGCAAGACAGAACGTACTATAACTGGGCGTCTGAATTTGAAGTTGAAGAATTAGATCATGAACATGAAGAACAGATTGGACACGGATTGATAACACACTTTCCAGAATTCACATCACCGTTTTGGAACATGTCAAGAAACTCTGATGGTGTTACAAGTAAAAAGATTGATGTAATACTTGGAGGGATGGAGACGATCGGATCAGCAGAACGTTCAACTGACGTTCATCAGATGAGAGACACGTTTCACACTATCACTGATGGTGCCTACGCTAACTTGTTATATGATTTGTTTGGAAAAGATCGAGTTGAAGCGGAGCTTGAAGAGTTCTTAAAGCACGACTTCTTTCAAAGAGTTGGTGGCGGTATCGGTATGACTAGAATGATATCAGCACTTGATCTTCTAGAAGAGAAAGAAAAGATAGCAGCTTAATTAATCTGGGGTGGCGGAAACGGTAGACGCGATACACTGTTTATGTATTGTCCGGCGGGACGTGGTGGTTCGAATCCACCCCCCAGAGCCATTAATGTTTTGCTAACATTTCTTTAAATTCCTTCATTGAATCTTGGTTCCTAGCTTTGAATCGTATGTGTGTTCTTCCGTTATCTAGAATTTCTACGATTTCAAAATCTAAGTTCCTATCTTTTACCATGAGACAAAAGTCTCTTAGCGTTACGTCTTTCCTTAGTTCCTTATCGAGAACAAGATCTTGATTGACCATGTTCGCCCCCTGTTGTTATTACAGATAAGATTTATTTATCATTCAGTAGTTTTTAAAGAGATAGTACGCCTTATCTTCTGGTCTTAAAGTGCGATTATACGTTGAATCGGTAGTGAGATAACACTTTTTATTCAATAGATGAGCATAGTCTTTCCAACTACACGGAGAACCTATAAAAAATTTACAGTTGAGTAAGAGCTCTATTCTGTCTACTAATGGATTTGAGTCTCTACTATCACCTAGATCATAAGAGTTGTACATACTTCTTGTAAATAACTCTATGTCTTTTTTATCCATGCCTCTTACAGACAAGTCAGTCTTGTAACTGTTATAGTTTATTAATTCATTGTCGACATGCTTTGAGTCATTAGGATCTAAAAAAGAGTATGTAATATAATTTTTTTCTGTAGGTTCAACAGCAACATTTTTTTCTAGAACCTGATCTCTATCTAACTGTTCAACTAGTTTTACAACATCACTCCAAGTGCTACGGCATTCCTTTAACCACTGTTCTTCAGTGTAGCCACCTACTTCATAAGACCACACTTTACCTTTTCTCCATCCAAACACATAATCATAAACATCCTGACAGTTAGTCCAGTAGTCTAACATGTCGGGATGTACTATGATGTTGTCGAAATGAAAGAAGTAATAGTTAGTCCAGTAGATACTGGTATCTTCTACAAAGACGTCACTCATGTCGCTAGCCTCATGAGGCTAGCGCATATTCAACTGCTTTTTCTGCAGCTTTTACTTTTCGAGTCTGGTTGAAACCAAACCACTGGCTGTGAAGTCTATTCTCAGCGTTTCTACCCTGATGGTGATCAGTGAAGTAGGTAACTGAGTTTAGAGCTTGCCACCAAGTACCTTCTGCGTACTGTGCACCAGGCTGGATTTCAAGTGCATCGTAACACATCTTTGCACCTCTTGACATATCATCATAAACTTTAACAGGTGTCTTTTCACCTTCTTTACGTGATGTTGATGGAAAGACCTCATTGTAGTATTGAATAAGATTTTCAACTTTGAATTTTTTGCTACCAAGAAACTGAGCCATTTCTTTGTACTTAGCAAATTTTTCATGAGCGATGCCAAGAGTAGATTTTACTTCATCAGCGTCAAACACTTTTCTATGACCAACTTTTACTTGTTGAGTTGAAGCACTGTCTAGTGCCATAGTCAATGTGTTGTTACATACAACTCTGATTGGAGTAAATCGAATATCGATAGATCTACCATACTGATGAGGATTTGAGAAAAGCATATAAGCGTCTACCCTATCATCACCAAAAACATCAAAAGACTCATTTACTTTTGCAAGAGCCCATACTATCTGACCGTTCTTTAACGATCCTGCAGTATGCATTTCCATATCACCAGAAAGAACAAACTCTGAAAAGAATTCAAAAGCTTCAGTGTTCTGTACTGGGTTCCAGTTCTCACCAACGTTTGTAAGAATTGTTTGATCAGATGTACGTACCAGTGCTTGTTGACCAGTCTTGATCTGCTTTCCACCGATTGTGACGTAAGCATCTACTTTTTCAACTGCCCAGTCTAGACCAGCTTTTTGCTGCATCTGAAAAGGTGTCAAATCATTTGATACTTTAGTACCTAATCCATGCCAGGGTAATTCTCCGGCGTACGCCATAGTTTCTACTTCATGTGCCATTTTGGCTCCTTCCTTATTTTAATCATTTAATAAGTATAGTATACCACAGTTCTCAGGGAATGTAAAGGAAAAAATGCACTTATTTGCATTTTTTTTACTTATAAATAGAATTATATTTATAGGAGGACAAAATGTCTAATATTATTGAAACAAGTTTTGGTAAAATCGACGTAAATCGTATGGCAAATGGTACAGCATCGAATATAACGAAGCAAGGTGCATTTTACATATTTTCTATTAGATTAAATGGTGACGATGTTAGAGAGTATTCTTTTACAAATAGAGATAGAGCTGTATCTATGAGACGTGTATTAGTTAGTCACATGGAGCAAAAGATGAGACTAGAAACAAAGAGGGTTATTAGCGCGTAATGAGTAAAGTTTATGACAAAGATTATAGAATAGACATAGATCGTATATTGAGTGAGTTACAGTGGTTACCTATGTATGAGTCACAGATTTCTTTACAGACTGTGGAAGGACACAAAGGCGATCCAGATTACGGTACCGGAAAACTAAAGGAACTAAATCACATTGAAAGCGATTTTACGGTTCCTTTGTTTCCTAAGTTTGAGTACATCAATCAAGTTATGAAAGATCTAGAACTGTGTAGGACAAGAGTTATGAAGATGGTTCCACACCAATGCTATTCATATCACGTAGACCCAACAAGAAGAATCCATATTCCTCTTATCACTGATGATAGGTGTATGATGATTATTGATGATGAAGTTATCAGACTTCCTGCTGATGGTAAGCACTACGTAACAGACACAAGAAAGTTACATACAGCAATGAACTGTAGTAACATTGAAAGAATTCATATTGTAGGGTGTATGCTTGAAGATTATGATGAAAAACTTACTGAGATTGCTCGTCAGCATATAGCTCGCGCAGCGTAGCTCTCTTAATTTTTCCGGTATCAGTCTTAGGTAAACTATCTACAAACTGCACAGATCGTGGAAAGTAGTTCGTTGGAAGTTCGTCCATACACTTTCTTTTGACTGCATTCTTTAGTTTTACTTGATCGTTTGTATCTGAAACAATATAGGCTTTCGGAAACCTAAGTCCTGTGTTATTATCTAAGTGTTGAACAACTGCAACTTCGGTAACATCTTCAATCTCTATAATCTTCTTTTCCATAATAACTGGAGAGATCCATACTCCACCAACTTTGATCATATCGTTTGTTCGACCTTGATAGTAGTACTTTGCTCCTCTTCGAATAAACTCATCACCAGTTTTTAACCAGTCTTCAGTGATGGATTCACCTCTTACGTATAAAGATCCAATTTCTCCATCTGCCGCTTCAGATCCATCATCTTTTAGTATTTTAGCTTCGTACCCAGGAACTATTCGTCCAGTACAATCATTCTCGTGATCCCATGTAAAGTTGGATATAAAGATATGTAGAGCTTCAGTTGTACCTATTCCATCAAGAATAATTGTACCGTGCTGATCTTCCCACTGCTGCTTAATTTTTCCTGGGAGAGATTCACCTGCAGATACACATAGTCTTAAACAAGATAGATCTCTCTTCTTAGCTTTTAACTGATAGTTATATATCGTAGGAACACCAAAGTAAATTGTTGGTTGATACTTTTCAATAGCGTCAAGAGTACTCTTTGCTGTAGAAGGTTCACTCATTAGAACAGTAGCAGCACCAACATACAATGGAAATGTCATACTGTTACCCATTCCATACGCGAAGAATAATTTAGCAGCACTAAACACTACATCATATGAAATAATATTAAGAGTCTTTTTTGCGTATGAAGAAGCAACTCCAACTAAGTCTTGGTGTCTGTGAGGAACTGCCTGCATATATCCTGATGTTCCACTAGTGTACAGATAGAAGCATAGGTCTTCCTTGTTTGTGTCAGCTGGTAAATTATCAGTTGAATCTTGTGCGTTACTATCAAGCTCTCCAATATTTTCATCAGTAAATGTATAGAGACCTTCAGGTTGTGTAGATGATGCAGGATTAATTAAGTGCGGAACTATACCTGACTTAACAGCACCCCAAAACAAATAAAAGTATTCTGGCCTGTCAGACATTTTTATGACAAACTCATCTCCTCTTTTAAACTGCTTTAGTAGTTGGTTGCTGTAACTACAAACTTTCTCATAAAGTTCATGATAGGTAATCTCTTCATCTTTATAGTATATTGCTATATGAGGAGATTCTCTAATAAAATCTTTTACTGCATTATACATCGCCATCTTTCTTTTCTATCCTCTCTTTAATCGCTTTGTCATAAGCTTCGTCAAAACCTTCTTCTGCTCTATAGAACTCTGTATTGTACCAGGCTCTTTTGAAATATCCCCAGTAACAACTTCTCATTGTTTCTATGGTAGCCTCTAAATGTCCTTTCGTCATGTAGAACATTTTCATTACTTCTCTGTCATCGGGCAATTCATCCATTAAACATCCTGTTAAAAGATTCATCGTGTTCCTGAACTATATCATTATAGAAACACTTCTGTATATTTTCTTTTGCAGATCTTAATGCCACACAGCCTAAGTCTTCCTGTGCGATGAAGTTTGCTCTTGAATACATTCCTATAAAAGCCCAAAACACGTGAGGTTGATATATTGACTCAACAAAATTAGTGCACTCTAAAAAACTTTTATTTTCATTGAGTAGTTTACTATATGTATTATACAAATTTCCTGCATATTTTTTCCAGTCTTTGTATGTAGAAAGAAACATATAATCTTGCATCATTGGAAGTCCTTGTCTTACCTGAACCCAAGAAGTAAATATATGAGGATTTGTATCGTTTTTTAAAAGGGCTACGTCATGTCCTTTATGAAAGCTATTTAGATTTTTATTGAATTCATACACAAATGGAATTGAAAGATCTAAGCATCCAGGTTTTATGATTGTGTCGTATCTCATAACTAACACCATGTCATATTGAATCTTACTTTCAAGCATGAGTTGAGTTGCTTTGTGAACACTTACAACGTGGTCTCTTCTCTGTGGTCTGAATATATGTCTACTAAGTCTTGTATCCTCATTTCGAAATGAATCATATAGATCTAAATCAAACGTGTGTTTTGTAAAAGAAAAGTCTTTAAAAGGCCACTTTTCAAAATCTCTTACATTCAGTCTCGTGTTGTATCTTGTGGATCCTATTTCATCATCATCGTCCCAACAATGACCATAGTAGTCTATATCACAATTAAAAGGTATCGCTTTAGAGAACCACCAGTCTGCACCTTCTGAAACAAACCTAGGTGATCCTGTAAGTAAGACAGCTAGTTTTAACCGGTGACCAGTCACGTATTTTGGCCACTGTTCATTAAATCCCCGTTCGTGATACATATTCCTCTAAATCCTCAGGTGTTCCAATCGGATGAAATGATTCTGCATAGAAAGGAACCACAGTTTCACCTTTTCTGATTGCATAATTATATAGAGGTGAGATATAAAACTCACCGTTTACTCTTGCGTCATCTACCACTGCATCTTCATAACATTCACAGAACAGTGAACCACTTGACCAGTAATACATTCCTACATTTCTATTCGGAGATATAACTTGCTTTTCTGCTGTGCATAAGATCTTATTATCTCTTATCAAACTGTAACTAGCTCTTGGATCAGACGTGTGTTTCTTTTCAACAATAATTCCACTCATAGGACCAAACAACAATCTTCCGGTTCGAACGATTAAATCACAATCCATAATTAACCACGGATTGTTATCATGTGAATTATCTATGACGTGATAAGCAGTGGTTGCAGCTCCATCTGTTACTCCATCTAGTGTATGAATAATCATACCCTTTTCTTCTGTAGGTGCAACGTCATCTTGAAACACGCCATGAAGTTGATAATCATTTTCCATGTTTAAAGATCTGAGAACATACTTATACATAGGTTCTCCCCATACAGGAATCATAGGCTTAGGAATGTCAGTGTATTCTTTAAACCTTGAACCTCGACCAGCGGCCAACATTAAAATATTAACTTTCAACTGCTTTCCTCATTTTCTTAACATTCTCTGTAATATCTCCTTCATGGAGCCAACCACCGACTGCAGCCAACCATTTGTTTCCTATCTTATCTTTTATCGCCTTTGCAGTTTCAGGATTCATTCCACAACTTAGTGTTGGTATCCTGTTGTGATCATTACACATCTCAATTGCTTCATAAACTTCTTCTTCGTTTCCTGGATAGTAACCACCAATCATTCCTACATGAATACTGTCAACTCCTTGAAGTATAGCTAGTCTACAAATAACGGGCCAAGATATTGAGAAAGGATTTCTGTCATCTGTTAGTATTCTTATTCCGCTCCTTTGAAAGTGTTGATACACTGAAGGGTTTTCATAGGCACCTAGGCCAGTCCAAAAGTTTGTGTGTATTCCTAATCCATGCTCTTCAGCAGATTTTCTTTGTCTTAAAAAGTGTATAGGATCTCCATTAACACATAAACAGTACTTAACGTCTCTATAGTTATCAAGCACTTTTGCTACAACTTCAGCTCGAGCTGAAAGTGGAAAGTACGCTGGATCACTTAGTATTTCATCTTCTTTTATCCAGTCTATTCCACCATCACACATTCTTTTTACGATATCAGATAATTGATTAGGTGTAAGTCCTGTCTTTGGTTTGACAATACCTCCAACTAAGGGTCTATCTGTAGGGTGATTCCAAATCTTTTTATATTCAGGAATGTCTACAAATAGATCTACAACTTTACACTCATCGATTAACTCAATATCACTTTGACCTCCTTGTATTGTACATAAAAGCTGTGCAACATCAGTTGGTCTGTTTAAGTTCTTCTGTTTATATTTTACCACAATTTCATCGTTATGTACATAGCTAATTTCAGCTGCGTGGTCATTATTTTCATATTCATTTCTAATGTTTGGATTTCCAATACTCTGTCCGATTGCAATAGCATGTGCGGCTGCCTGCATGTCTCTTGACTTAACTTTATACACTACCGTTGTGTGCATACTTTATCTCCTTGTATACTAGGAACTTTTACGCATAAGACCTCTGAATCTTCTAGTACTTTAACGTTACAAATTTCATTCGGGTCAAACGTAAACATATCTCCTTTTGTTAGGTTCTTTCCATTGACAAACATATTACCGGATAACATTACATTGTATTCCGTCGCCACTGGATGATAGTGCCGTGGGATCTTTTCGCCTTTTGTATGTGAAATAATTGCTACTTCAAAATCTTCTGTTTGAAGTACTGATGGCTCGAAGTTGCCTATGAACCAACCACGAGTAAAATTAGATATATGGTTTGTTTTCATAATATTCTGTCAAGCATAATCTAGCAACTGTCGCTCTAACAAAGTCATTGTATGCGGGGTCAGATGAAGTTCCTAACCAAACGCAATCACTCGGTAAAAGATTGTACTGATCACACACCTTTTTCTGTTCCATTTTATATGTATTATATATAAAGTCTATTGGAAACTCTTTCATAACTTCTTCTGCTACATCATGTGCTAAATGATTGTAGTAGTTTAGTTTCAAGAGTTTATGAAGTTTTATGTCAGGTCTTCTTGTAAAGAACCAACCTGTTCTTATGCCGTTGAGTCCAAAAGGTTTACTCAACCCATAAAATACGTATTCAATGTTTGGTGTAACTTCAATCTTTCGAATAGGAGTTGATCCTATGTATGCAAGATCAAGAGCAACCGGAACATCTTTAGGAATTTCTCTAAAGTTTCCGTCTATACTACTTGGACAACTTAAGTAGTGAATGTAGTCAGATTTTCCAAAAGCCTTTTCCCACTTATTTCTAATCTCTACCCACTCATAGTCACCCTTCTCTCTATAGATGTCTCTCTTTTCTTTTAACATCCAATAGTTCAAACCTTCAGTTATTCCATTCATTGGATACACATAAAAGTCTGACAAGTCTATGACAGGCTTGAGCCACTCCTTAATATTTGTTTTATATTTTTTGAGGGGTCTGTTTCTTATAACCTGCAGAAAAGGAGCAGGTTTACTTATGACTCTTTTTTCCATCTGATCTACCTAAAATTGGACCTAGAGGAACCCATTCAGCCCAGTACTCTGAATCAGGATACCATTCTTCCGGAGGTCCCCACTTTTTTCTAACTCTTTTACAAGCATCATCTTCACTAAACGCCTTTACAAAGTCTATGTGTTTCTTTCCTGCGTATACATTATATGCGTACCATGTAACCATCAATCCACCTTAAATATCATTGCAGCACCTAGATCCCCAGCCGCTGCTCCTGTTACTAAACAATAGCCACCACCAAGTGTTTTAGTCTCTTCAATTGCTTCAATAGCAAGTCGACTTAAAACTGGACTTTGTGGATGACCATATACCAGAGGACTTCCCCAGTGATTTAATCTAGAAGTAGCTATTTCAAACTCTTTACAGAAAGCAATATCATTAACAACAAAGGCGTTATGTTGATTTATAACTTTCATATCCTTTATCGTTAAGTTTGCTTTTTCTAAAGCTTTTTTTGTTGCAGGTATTGACGCTTCAGGCATATATCCTTTTTCAACTCTAGACATTGCAAATGAAATAATCTTTACATCTGTCTTTTCACTTGTAACTACTATTCCAGTGTGGCCGTCTGCAGGTTGTGTACAGTTACCAACTGAGTGAGAATGATTTCTTCTTAGTTTCTGTAGTCTTTCAATTGATATTTTTTTAATGCCTTCGTCTTCGCTAACTCCTGCAGTTGGAAATATATAAGTTCTTTTTGGCGCGTTATCGTACTGTTCATACCTTTCAACAGTGCACGCGTCAAGTTCTTCTCTTGATACTTTATACTTATCTCTGATTCTTTCAGCAGTTTCGATCATAGAAGTTTTACCCCAAGGATCCCACTCAAAGTTATCCTTTACCCAAACTTCTTTTTTCATAGTGTCAGGCCAAGTTATAACTGGTCCGTTCGATGTTCTGTCTGAAGTAAGATTATAGACGTTATCGTATACGTCTGTTTCAATCATTGTTGCCGATTGAAATAAAGAGAACAGGCCCGTAGTACAGGCCTGACTCATCATTACACCTGGAGTTTTTTCTGCTCCAAGTAGAGCGGCTGACCAGGGACCAGCCCAAAAACCATGATCTTGATGTACGCTATTTCCGTAAATAACATAGTCAAATTTTTGAACGTCAAGACTTGTGTAGTCTGCCCATTCCTTCGTAGTTTGAGCAGCTAATTCTATTGCATTGTGAGATTTAAAAGACCCACCATATCTACAAAACGGACTTGAATAATAAGTCCCCACATAAGCCTTCCTAAACATTATCCTGTACTTATTCCACTCGCTTCCTCTTGACCAGTGGCCAAACGTCTTTTCTTAAAATTATTCAAGTACCTAGCCATAATCCTATCAGGCAAGTTTGCCAGTAAAACTGGAAAAAAGCCGTGAATAAGAGCAATAGGTATCATAATGAGAAATATCCATGTTGAATACAAGCACCAGTGAAGGTGCTGCCAATAACTTTCTCCAACAGTGGATAAATGCTTGAAGTCATATAGTTTCATCCCTACTCCTGAAAATTTGGTTCCGTTAGAGGATTCCTCCCCTTGTTTTTAAAATCATCATACATTTTTTTCTTTAACTGGTGGGCGCTATAAGTTTTCATTCCATCAGGAACATACGAATTAACGTATCTACTCAGTTCGTCAATATAATGGTGTGCTGGCTGAATTGTTTGTGTACTAGTTACGAACTGTCCTCTGCGCCAACACATCGCACTGTTGTGAGAACCGAACTCTACTGTTGCAACCCAAAGCTTTGGCTTAATGTAGTACATCATACAGCACTGGTTGCACTTTAAGTTTGGATTGTTGATTCTGTTTCCTGCACCGTCTGACGGGTGGATACCATCTCTAATCCATTTTAAAGGTCTGTTTGCTTCTGGAATGACTGACTTAATGTATTCATTAAGCTCCAATCCAGTATAAGATGTTTGCTCTTCTTCAGCTTGATAAAGATCCTCTACGTATCTTCCTTGCTTTGCTGCACATCTAAATCTAATATTCTGAACGACGCCAGGAGGTAGGCTTGTTGCAGTATCATAAAACTGTTTAATAACTCCTTCATTTAGGTTCCTAACAATAATAGCGTTAATACATATTCTTTTAAATCCTGCTTCTACAAGATTCCAGAATCCCATGACCTTTTTTCTTCTGTGGCTGATGTCATGATCGATTGTTTCGTACCACTCATCATGTTCGAACCCACCATTCAGTGAAACTGAAAGATTAACTAAGTTAGGATTAGCACAGTTATCAATCGTTCGTTTTAAATCTGCTACGAATCTTTTACTTGATAGTCGAATACCATTAGTAACAATTGCTAGTTGGTGACCGTATTTTGTACCGATCTCAATAGCCTTGTGTAAGTTCTTATAAAGAGTAGGTTCAGCTCCAACAAACCTCATGTTTACTGGACGAGGAAGTCTCCTACACAAATCTTCAAACACTTCAATAGGCATATCTTTATAGTGACGAATAGGAGTATCACAGAATCCACACTCCATGTTACACTTATAAGTCATATCGAGATATAAGAAGGAGAAAGGATTCTTTTCTAACTCGTAGTTTGGCACGTTATGAAAGACGGGTGGTCTATCAGGAAGAAGAGTAATGTTATCCTTCTCTGGATTTCCAGTCATAGGTAGATTCATAGCGTCATCTACCTTTGAAAATACTCTTTCGCGTGGCTTTAAGTTGTGGTCAAACTTGTCCTTATGCATTGCCTCTTTGGCGAGTTGCATTGCTTCGTCAAAATTCATATCTTATTCCCAATCTACGTTTCCTGAAAAGTTTAAAAAAACTCTTTTCTCTTTATTTATAACACCATGAATGACCTCTCCTGCGTTTAGGATAGTAGGACACTCTGTGCTATAATTATGTATATGATGCACATAGTCATCATTATGCATAACTGTTTTGTATTCTCCTACATCAATGACTGGTAAGTCATCTCTGTATAAGTGAACAGTTGCTCCTCCTTCTGCCGGAAGAATTGGAACCATTACACTAGCACCTCTTGTAAAATCCTTATGTGGTCTTAATTCAAACCCTGGTTCATATATCCACATAAACGCTGGATAGTCTGTTCCAATAATAGGATTTATAAGCGAGGTTATTCTATCAATTTCAGGATGTTTTAACTTCCTAATGTATTTATGCTTGTCGCCGCTATGTTCTTGTTTTTCAGTTTCACAACACTTTTTACATATACACCTGAAATACGGACTCTTTTCATCTTCGCCTGATACGGTATCGGGTTGATGAAACTCAACGTAAGGCTTTGCTTTATGTTGGATTGAGTAATAATAATCTTCAAGAGCCTGTCTGTCGTATGTTATATGTGTAAGTTCACGTATGTAGTGACTTAAATCTTTCAATGTTTATTCTCCAAATAGACTGCATGCATAATCTATATTCCATATCTTTTACGTGCTCAATTATACTGTTCTTCATTTTACTTTCTAAGTAGAGAGCTCTGTGATATCGAGTAATATTTGCATATTCAGCGTTTTCAATATTAGTAGTTACAATCAGGTCTTTATCCGGTAGTAACTGTATAAATTTATTTATATACTTTTTTCCTCTTGGCCCTGTTCCTCTGTGTAGTGTTTTGTTATTACCTTCCGGAAAGGTAGCCGATCTATAAAAAACTCTCCATGCATTATCATGAACTTCAGGTATGTGATGATATCCTGCAATTGAAACTAGTTTCTTATCCTTTATTATACCACACCAACCACCACCTTGTACAATAGTTTTTTCAAAATGCATTGCATCAGGTGTAGAGTTATTTACCCAATTGAGATCCTTACATCTTTTACAGAACTCTTCTATTAGATCAAAGTGATCTAGTGTTATACTAACCACCTCCAAGACTAAACCCACCTGGTCCTGGACACTGTCTCGCTATCATAGAAAACAAAGGATCATTTAAATTCTCTTCATGAATATGATCGTTCTGATCAGTGTATAAATCTTGAATATCAAACGCATCTCCCTCTAAGTGTTGTATACACGGTGCAACATCATAGTAACCATTTATAAGTTGCATGAAATGTACTAGTTCATGAACTACAATCGACTCTACATATCCTTCTTGATGCATGTGTTGTGTAGGTTTATCTGCAACGTATATAGTGTTTGTCTCATCATTATAATAACCAGCAATATGACAAGGTGAAGGAGGATCATCAAAAAGAACGAGACACATCTCTTCTGAGCTCTGGATATAAAACTCTGGAAGTGGAGATCCATCGTATTCGTACTCGCTGTTCTCTTCTATAAATCCAATCATTTCCATTAAGATGTTATATGGTATTTCTAATTGTTTCTTCTGATCATGCGCATGCACAGGATGACATGAAAATAGAATTAGAAATATTAAGATTCTCCACATTACTCTAGTAGTGCCTCCAATGTTTTTAGTACTTCGTTACTTGTATCTCTTAAAGGATACTCTGTTAAGATAGCTTGTTTAATAGTATTACGTGTAAAGTCAAGATCAAATCTATCACCCGTATCAGGATTCATTCCTGTATTAACTAAGAAAACGTTTGAACCATGTTTTTCAATCTTATCCATTAACAAGTTGCTGTATTCTTTTACTACTCTCGGCATAAAAGGAGATCCATAACAAGGACTAAACGTCTTCTTTATTTCATTTGATCCAGCTTCAGTCCCAGGCATTTGAGAAGTATAACCTGTTTCAAAGAACCTTTGTACAGTTTTTCCACTAATTCTACTTATAGCGGGAAATAGTCCTTCTGCATCCATAGTTAAAAAGAATATGTTATTAGCGTGGTCAAAGTTTCCTCTTTTATGATAAGCGTTCTCTACACAACTAATAGGATAACTTAATCTTGCATTTGTTGCTTCTGGATTTTCTTCTACTAATGTATCTCTACGTCTTGCCTCTTCAACTGCATTAAAAATAGTTGGATGTGTTTCAGGTGTTAGTCCTTCTGACTTAGCGTAACAACCTGTTTCAATCATACGTATACCCATGTTAGTCCACGCAACTTCATCATCACTTATTAACTTATATTCAGGATCAGAAGATAACGTAGTCTTACCAGTTCCACTTAAACCAAACATAAGATTTGTAGTTCTTCTGTAAGTAAAAGCGCCACAGTGCATAGGTAAGATGTCAAACTTAGGCAGCTCAAAACTAACAATACCAAAGACACCTTTCTTAATTTCTCCTAAGAAAGTCGTACCAGCAATAAGCATGATTTTTCTATCTAAGTGAATATGGATCTTAGGTTCCATCTTAATACTGGTGTTGTGATAGATAGTCCAATCACCTTCTTGATCCTCTGCAGTAATTTTAAACATGTTCCATACGAACTGCTTGTGTCTCTCATCATTTGTATGAAGAGTAAAGTTAGTTCCTACTGTTTCAAAATTAAGAGGATCTAAGTAATTTTTTTGACTTAGTAAGACGTTATAAAAATCTTGAAAATCTTCTTCAGATCCTATTTTATTAAACTTTGGACGTGACAAATCTAGATCACGTGTTTGAGTACCAAAGAAATACTTATTCTCTGGACTTCGTCCAGTTGGTGATGTTGTAATATTAATATTGGGCATTATTCTTCCAAATCTTCTCTCAGTTTTTGTTTCTCCAAACTTAACTTATCCTTGAGACTCATGAGATAAGCTGCGCCCGCAAGGACAACAATTGCTACAGCTTCAGCAATAAGTGTGAGGGGTTCATTATCTTTACTATGTAACACAATTAATCTGCACAAAGCAGTCATTGCAATTATAATCGGTAACGTTACAGGAATCCTATTACTTATATAAAATGCTCCAACCATTCCTATAATCTCTGCGTATATGAATAGTAAGAATATTCCACCTAACGTAATCTTAAGTGCAAGGACCATATTATATATGTCAATTCCAGCTGCTATCATAGTAAGTATACCGATCGCAGCTAAAAGTAACTTTTCACTATATACGGTTGTCCAATGCAATCTCTTATTCACTTTATCAAAATTAAAATCAAAAAACATAACACTCGTACTCTTTTACTTTATCTTATATATTATACCACATTTTAGTTAAATTGTAAACCGTTGTTCTTATAAATATAACTGACCAAGGAATGGTTGTTTAGGAAATGAAGGAAGGAATTCATGGTAGATCCGATTACGGCGGTGGCTACAGCTACGGCAGCATTCAACGCGATTAAAAAAGGATTTGAGTTCGGCAGAGACGTAGAGTCTATGGCTGGCGACTTGGGTCGTTGGATGGGTGCTGTTTCCGATATTAAAAAAGCTGAAGAATACAATAAGAAACCTCCACTGTTTAAAAAATTATTTGCATCTGGTTCAGTTGAAGAAGAGGCTATGAATGTTTTCATGGCGAAGAAAAAAGCAGAAGACATGCGAGAACAATTGAAGCAAATCATTTCTTTTACAAGAGGACCAAGCGCTTGGCAGGAGTTGCTAAAGACAGAAGCTGATATCCGAAAGAAAAGACAAAAAGCAATATACGACCAAGAAGAGCGAAGAAGAAAAGTTATTGAGGTCGTTGCTATTATTGGAGCAGCCTTAGTATTATTAGGAATGATAGCAGGCACAGCATGGCTTGTTATGTATGATAGAGGAATGCTGTAAAATTTACTCTACAAAGTAAATTATTGATTTTTACTCTACAGAGTAAATTTAAAATTTAGGATGCAGATGAAATACGTTAACAAACTAATTGCAATAGGATTTCTTATTGCACTCTACAGTCCCGCGTTTGCCGGAGAGAAGTCTCAACCTGACAGTATCTTCGGAAACTGCTATACTTGTTTCTTAAAGAATTTTTCTGACTGGACAATAGAACAGCAGAAAAGACTAGGAATGAGAGAAGATCCTAAGTACATAACTTGTCGAAGATACAAACGAAGAACTGCAAAAAGTGGTGAACAAGTTTGTATCTACAAAGGTGCTAATAATACGTACACTTTAGTTGTAGAGGGTCAGTGTCCTAATACGTACCAATGCAAGTATGATCCACATGGTAAAGAACCAGATATTGATAGCGTATTAGACTCTTTAAACGATTCCTTTAAGAAATAAGAAGCTCTTCAACCGGCCAGGCGAGAGCGTTACGAGCATGCCATATTGCTTGTTCTCTTGGCCACCATTTCCAACTGTCAAAGTCTATGCATAATATTCTTCCATCTTTCCTCATCATATAGTTTCCTAAGTTTCTCATATCTTTTCCCATAAACATGTGATTAGGATAAGATTCATTCTCAAGTTGTGACATCTTTTCTATTAGAGTTGCTATCTTTCCTACAAGCTTAAACGTTTCGGTTCTTCTTTTCTTTTGTCCGTAACTTCTAAAAAGTTGATATAAATTTTCTCCATCAATATATTCCATCTCATACGCTAACTCATTGTATACACCTATGAAAGGTATAAGAGAATGCTTTATAGATCCGGCAGTAAGTATATTTGCCATAGGACATTGTTTACCGTCAATGTCTTTTTCTTGTATTTTCTTTACGTAAGTATCAGGAATCATAATCCATAAATCCACATCCAAACCGGAATAACAATAAAATGTAATATCACACACAACGCAATCATAAGGATAACGGTACGTTTACCTTGTGGGTGATTGTTTCCGTGCATTCCACTACCCATTAGAAATCGTATTCTATGCCATTGATGACATAAGTCTTTCCATTAAAACCTTTATCCATTTTTTCTTTGTCTGTCATTTCCTCACCATCTTTACGTACTTTATGATTAAACTTGGGAGGAGGTTTCTTTTGATCCTCATCAATCTTTTTGAATAGTTTTTGTAGTGCTTTAATCATCTCTTTTAATATAAACATCTTTTTCAAAAGTAGGAAACTTCCACTTTTCATCGAGTGGTCCAGTCCTTCTATCTTCTGCTACAATGTCTCTATTATAAACTTCTTCGTGTTCTCTTCTATCTTTATCCGGATGAGGGAACCCAATGCCCAAAAGACAGTTACATTCACTGCCTTCTACAAAGTCCCACATATCTTGAGGTCCATAAGCAGAACACAATCCGGTTCTATATCCTAAGAGAGTAGCTGCCAACATCAATTCTCCTAAAAGAATTCCTTGACTCATATGAATTATCTTATTCTTTTCTCTAATCGCTTCATAGTTAACGTCTTCTCTTTCATCAACTATTTTATGAATTAGAGTTCTAGATCTACTTTGATCCCAATCTTCACAGAGTGCGATAACTAAGTTAGACCATACCTGCGAATTCTTAACGTTGTATTCGTCTTTTGTTATTCCTTGATTGTCTGTAAAAGCAGTAGGATCATCACCCTCCTTTGCAGGTGGAACACCAAAGTAATTAGTCTTATCGTATATCTTTCTTATAGTAGTAGGATCTGTGAACATAAAGACTTTATAGTGAGTCTCGTTTTGTTTTGATGGAGCAAGTCTGATAATATCTTCAAACAGATCTAAGTGCTCTTTAGGAATATCTCTACTCCTGTCCCAATTTCTTTGTGCTGGATTTGTTGCTGCGGCCGCAGACTTTATGTCACTAAGGAGCATATCCTATTTTCTCCATATCAAAGTTTACACTAATTCCACATCCACATGAGCTCTTAGCGTTAGGATTTTTTATCTCAAAATTACTACCTACAATACTCTTAACGTAGTCAAGTTCAGTTCCAAATAAAAACATAAGGCTAGTGGCACCTATTACAAATGCACACTTGCCTTCTGATGTTTTTATAACTTCGTCGTCTTTTTCAAGATCTTCAGGACTTTTAACAAAGTCCCAATCGTACTCAAAACCAGCGCAACCTCCACCTTTTAGATTAAGACTAACTCCATAAACATCGTTTTCTTCACAAAGCTTGTCTATCTGTGCTTCGGCTGCTGGTGTTAGAGTACATACTGTCATAGCTGTTCGAGTAGTTTCTTTAGTTTTGTTTTGGATTTTCCTCTGACTTTAGCTTTACTGAGATCGTTCATAGGAACCTCTCCACCTTCAGCAACAACTACTAACGCAATCATACCCATGGTTGCATGTGGTGTGCACTGATAGAGATATACACCAGGAACATCGAAAGTGATTGACACTTCTTTGTTGTTCTTACTTTTCTTAGGTAGATCCCATCCGTCTGGACCAGCAATAAACTGCACGTTATGTCCTTTAGATGTAGGTACCCATGTAATAGTATCTCCAACATCAATATATGCAATGTCTTCGCTATAAACCATCTTAGCTCCGTCATCACGTTTATTCAACATGTCAATAGTCATGTCTTCAGCATTTGCTGCTTGTAAAAAAATGGTACCCATGAAGCTGAGTAACATTACAATGATTAATGGTCTAGTCATTATTTTCCCTCTTATTTGTAAAATATTTGTCTAACATTTCAATTCGATCATGTGCCATCGCCATCTTATCAAGTTCGGCCATGACTGCTTCAACAATATCGCTGTGTTCGCCAATCCCTGCCGGCATTGTTTGGTAAACTGCAATATTTGCTTTATGTACTTCTAGCTCGCCTTCCGCTTGCTTTCTGGCGGCTACAAGAATTTGCTCACCGGGTTTCATTCATTAGTTCTCCTATGATAGTTGCGGTAATTTCTATAATCCAAAGTGTTGTAATTAATTCTAGCATATCTTTATTTATAAGCAAAATGGGGAGCTAACCGTGACTCCCCGCGGATGTATTAGGGCATCACCCCTTGTTGTGTCGGGGCGATATTGCCCCTTTAAAATGTGTAGGGAGGACTATGGGTTTACCTCCAACTAGGTCGCTCAAGATACCACATCTCATAACCCCTAGCACTTACTCCCACTCGGTAGAGTGATGTGATTCTTAGCCGCTAGGCTTTGAACCTGGGTACCACCCCTGAGCAATCAAGTTACGCCTCTTGGTAAGACGCGTTTCCTTGCACTACACTATCCGACCCGTCGGTCAAATCTCGTGGAGGATTCTGTTTCCAAGCTCCTCCGGGCTCAGTACGATTAAGCAGCGAGTGCGTAATCTACAGGTGCAAAATTATCGTTTGCATTTAGTTTAGTGATCTATACGCGATCATCCGTCAAACTCCACTTCGATCCCATACCTGTCGATCCTAAACTCTCCCCCCATGAATACTTGACTTGATGGGCCGCATCAATTAAACCGTAAAACGTCTTACCGTTTCTGTCACCTGACTGCTAACCACCTTACTAAGCGGTGGTGCCCGGGCGGTGCTACGAAGGCCTATTAGCCGGACCAAGTATTCATGGTGGAGGAGTCGGGAATCGCACCCGAGTCCAGTATATCTTCACGTTGCTTCCACGCTTGAAATTATATTTATATTATACCACACTTACACGAGAATGTAAACCTTTTTTTTATGCTGCCTCCCACTCTTCGTAAGTTAGAATTTTTTCTAGTTTCTTAACTAGATCTCTACCGTACTCGGTAAAGAGAATACCTTTATTCCAGACAAAGTGTTCGATGTCTTGGATGTGATAGAACTTCTCAGTTTGAGTCATCCAACGAAGAGCGGTTTCTTCATCACCAGCACCAATATTAATTATATCTTCAACCTCAGACTTGAAAGCTTTTAGCTTTCTTTCTACAGCAGCCTTTTCCTCAGCCTGTGCTTCAGCAACAGCTTTAGAAATATAGTCGGCTTCTTTCCTAAGTTCTTCCATTGACATGGATTTAAAGTCGTAGTGATGACCTTTACTACCGAAAGCATCTTTATGTCCTTCGTATATGAATGTCTCTAGGTCTCTACGCTCTAGAGCTTGAACAGTGATGATACCTTCATCAATCCAGTACTGTGGATCTTCTGGCATAGTACCAGCCCAACGATTCTTTGGATCTTCATTGACCCAAGCAATCGTCTTAGCGTTCTGTGCCTTAACGTGCTCTAAAAGTTCATTAAATCTTTTCATCATTCCCATTACAAAAAATCTCCCTTAGTTAATTGTCCAACCTAGATTGTAAACAAAGTTTGAATCAGTATCTTCAAAGATAGCCATTACAGCAGCTTCTCTTGGAGCAGTGTCCATATACTCAAGCTTTTGTCTAGCTTCATCGATCTGTTTCGCTTTAATTAATTTCATAACCTTTTCATAGTCAGCTGCATCTTCAGTGTACATATCAACCATATCGTTTTCAATAGCAAATTTAGATTTAGCTTCAGCTTTAGTTTCTGAGATTAATTTAAGTAGATTTTTCATATTTAACTCCATTCCTTTATCTTGATACCAGTATACCACAGGAATATTGGATTGTAAACAAAAAAGTGCGCCGAAACGCACTTTTTTTCTTTTTATATGTATTCTGTTACATTTTTGTCACAGTTTAATTTGGTAGAAAAGCATCAATTCCTTCAACGTATTGATTCATTCCTAATAGATCTCCAACACTTTTTCCTGGAAATATATCAAGTTTACCTTCTGTAATATCTTTTTCTACTGCCATAGCAATCTTTTTGATCTCGTCAGGCATGTTAGTGTATGGTGCCATTGCAACCATTCCAGTATCCATACCTCCCCAAGTGTCAGACTCTTTCCATGTACCGTCAAGAACTGCTCTTACTCTTTCAATGTAATAAGGTCCCCATAAGTCGAGAATAGCAGTAAGTTGAGTGTCCGGTGCAAATTGAATCATATCAGATGCTTGTCCAAAAGCTTTAATTCCTGACTGTTGAGCAACTTGTAGTGCCGCTGGAGAATCTGTGTGTTGAGTAATAATGTCAGCACCTTGTTGAATTAATACAGTCGCAGCGTCTGCTTCTTTACTTGGATCGTACCACGTGTTAACCCATACTACGTCTACGTCAAAATCTGGGTTTACAGACTTTGCGCCTAAGTAAAATGCATTGATTCCTCTGATAACTTCAGGGATTGGAAATGATGCGATGTATCCGGCTTTTCCTTTTTTAGACATGTGACCAGCAATTACACCTTGAACGTATCTTCCTTCATAGAATTTAGAAGAATACACTGACACGTTTGGTGCAGTCTTATAACCAGTAGCGTGTTCAAACTTTACATCTGGAAATTTTTTCGCAACGTTTTGTGTTGGGTCCATGTATCCAAATGAAGTTGTGAAGATCAAGTCTACACCTTGCATTGCCATTTGAGTCATGACGCGTTCTGAATCTGGACCGTAGGCTACACTTTCTACGAATGTAGTTTCTACTTTGTCACCAAATTCTTTTTCAATTTCTTTGCGACCTACATCGTGCATATAAGTCCAACCATGATCGCCAGTTGGGCCTACATATACGAATCCGATTTTTAGTGGATCTGCTACAGCAGAAACAGCAAAAGATAATGGTAGTAGCAATACTACCAAAGCATTGAGTAATACTCTCATATTTTTCCTTTCGAGGGTGATGAGGCGGGATCGTAAGGACTACTCCGCCAGGGGTTAAATTAATATATATAAAAGAAATGATCCAGAATTAATTTTCTGGATCATTTTCTTGATCGTGAACATGAAGCTGAATTACAGCATAGTGTAAAATCTTCATAAGATCACGACGTGCATCAGAAGGTGAACCCTTCTTACCGTATCTCTGTGCATACTTTAGTATGTTACCGATACAAAAACCAGTTCCATGTCCACCGTCAACTATGAATTCCGTTGCCTGAAACTTTTCTTTTGAGTAGTGACTATCATAAGTCTTGTCAATGTGATTCTTAAGTTCTTGTAGAGTATTATCCTCATTGAACTTATAACGAATGTCTACTTCGTCTGAACCAATAGTTGGTTGTGGCGGAGCGCCTTGTTCAAGCATACTGTACTTTATCTCTTCATAGTTACCGTTGAACTGTGGTTTGAACTGTCCCATTATTTGCCTTTCATTCTATAGAATATGTGTGATCCAATTCTAGTTATTCTATCTAGAGTTGGAGCCCATCGTGGTTTTACATAAGTTGCATGATAGTGAGTTGCTCCTTCAGTAAGTCCTACATACTGACTATGAACCCAAAAGTCTCTTGCATACTTCCTTGATTTTTCCCAAGCAGTTTTATTTTTTGGAACGTCTGATTTTCCATCACAGTACCAGCTGAACTGGCACCTATGGCGTTTCATATTTCCATTAGCATCCTGATGTCCCTGCTTGATTACTTTACATACGTCATTTGGATACTTAGTGCTATTTACTCTATTTAATACAACGTCAGAAACAGCCATAGCATCTGCTAAAGATGATGCACGGGTTTCAAAGTAAATATTCATTGCTAAGCATTCAATCGCTCGTCTTTCTTGGTCAAACTCAATACGATCATATTGAGCCTTCGCTGTATAACCAATTGTTGAAAACACAATAGTGTTCACTACAATGGTAAAGATTGTGATTAGTTTCTTCATTCCTACTGCCTCATTATTGTTATATCTAATATACCAATAAATCACGAGAAAGTAAACTAAAAAATTCATTCATGCGTCTTTTAGTTTTATAGCTGTAATATATTTATCACAGTTCCTTTTCTAAGTCTTTATAGACTATTACGGGTTGTTTTTTCCCACATGATGGACAATGAAGATCTCTTCTATCTATTTTTTCGTTTTCCATCATTGTAGCGTGGCTGAAGTAATACTTACACTCTTCACAAGTAATATGCCATATTATTTCTTTATGGGCTTGAAACATTCTACATGATTCCAGTGCCATCTTCTAGTTTCTTTACTCCTAGGGCCCAATTCTCTGCTGCGTCTTCCACGTACCTAATGGATTTATTAGGAAACTCTTCTTTAAAAAACCATTTATCATTTTCATCATAATATTCAATATATGCCATCTCTTCTTTGAAATCCATCATAACAACAGCTTTCCCTTTACCATTGTCTGCGTAGTGCGTAGTGATTGGTCGTCCCATGTTAGTTTCTCCTATTACTGGAAATATCTCAGATATAATCTGACCGCATGCTTTGGCCAGTTCCATGTGTTCCTTTTGAGTTCCATTTGCAGATCTTAGTTCAATATAGTGAACCCAAGATCTAAGTGTACCATTAACGTACAATCTTGACTTGGTGTTACCTTCAGGAAGTATACACCTAGCTTGTTCTTTAGCGATTCCTTTTTCTAGTGCTTCTTTATATATCTCCATTACATGTTCAATGATAAACTTTTGTTTAGCGTCCCACCAAACTTTTAGTGCAGTGTCATCTGTATCAATACTATTCTGTCTGTTTTCTTCATCTTGTAGACGAGCTTCTCTTACGACAAAACTATCACCAAGATCAGCAACACTAGAATAACGCTGACTAAACTCTTGAAAGCTAAAAGATCTGTGCCGGAGGAGTTGCCTTGCGATGTCCCTTGTTGTCTCGATCTCGAGTGTTGCTGAGACCATTTCGAGTGGCGACCAGTGCTTGTGTTTGATGAGATACTTGATAAGCTTTGCACTCGTCTTTTTGTTTGCTTGGTTCGCCGGATTGGAGACACGCGCGCAGTAGGCGACGAGATCCTGGGCGGAACTGATTTTATTTCCATCGGCAAATTCTCCTTCTGGTTTAGTGTAACCTACAATCTTTACTTGCATATCAACTAAATTCCTCTTCATGTTTATGAAACCATCTTTTTAATAGGCTACTCATTAAGCTGTTAAATTCTAACTGTGTTCTAAATAACCATTGATCATTTATATTTGATGTTTTAGCTTCATGCTGATAAAACTTAAATCCATCAGGATCTAGTAGCACTATATCATCATTATCTTTTCTAACTTTTATATTATGAGTATTAAAGTCAGTGTGAATAAAGTCTGTAACGTCAGCCAACTCAAGCATATCCTTTATAAGTTGTATTATCTGGTACACATGTTTTTTCTTAAAGTTATCTTCTAAATTTACGTGTGGAACGTTTTTCATTATCATTACTTTATCATCTGCAGAGATACTTATAATCTCAACTAATGCTGGATTTATTTCTCTTAACTCGTTGTAGTGCCAAAGCCAATTATCATCTAGTCTTTTTAAAGTATCTCCTTTATACTTTTTGACTACAACATCATCTTCAAACGTAATAGTCTTCGACTTGGCAGACATTTACGTGCGGTTTCCTCTTAAAGCAAAGTACATTCCACCTACCCAAAGTAATACATGCAAGTTGTCATATAGTATAACATCCATAACACTCGCAGGTTCTCCTATCCATATTACGCCTGTCATAATACTAGCGATAGTGATACCTGAAAGTCTTGTAATTGTGTCACCATAAGGCTCTATCCAGTTTGCACCAAATATTTGTTCTAATGATGAAGGTGTTCTATATAATATACCACCAACGATTAAGCCAATTCCTGCTAGAAGCTCACCATACGCAACAACCCACCAAACTAAATACGTTAAGCCAAACGACTCAGCAGTTTCAACATCAACAGGAATCTTATCTAAACCTTGCTGAATAAAAACAACTGCAACCGGAATCCTAAATAACCAGTGGCTCATACAAAATTCAGGGATTTTTTTGCTCATTCTTGATATCATACTCAATGTATAGTTTCCTTTTCTTGTGGTTCATTAAAATATTTTATTTGCTCTTTCATATCCATTATAGTTTCCATCATCATATCAAAATCAGGATCGTTTAGCGAAGTTTTATATAAACTCAAACCTAAAGTGGTAAGTACTCCAGCAATCATAAGAGGATCTACTTGCTTATCCATTAGTACTTTTACAGCCGTAAGAGCTAGACTATAGCACTCTTTGAAGTCTTTATCCTCTAAATCTTCAAACTCCATCCGCAATATTCCTTAGGGTTCCACTCATTGTCTCTGGATCAGTTCTTTGTTTTATGTTGTCAGCTACCTCTGAAAGTCTTTCATTCAACACGCTGATTGCAGTGTGAATATGTCCAGTATCATGAGGCTGCAATCGAGCTTTCAGTATTTCTATTTCTGACTGTATTACCAGCAATCTATCTACACAACTAATTTTCATTTTTTAACTCCATTTTCCAAAATCCAGAGCCAGATTCAAATTCATCATGGCTAAAAATATATTTATCATTTTCTAAAAATTCATCTATAGCTTTCATAGTTCCTTCGTGTGCAGGGTGATAGTCATCTCCACATAAGTACTTTGTTCCATTTAAGTAGCTCAATTCTTTTCTTACAGTTGTATAACTGTGATGGCCATCAATGTACACCATATCCCATTCACTATCTTTTTCTAGTAGTTCCAAACTTTTCATAGCGTGTGTTTTCTTGTGAAGAGAAAAGTATCTAGGATGTTGAGACACACAGTAGTCAAACACTGCTCGATGATCCTTTTCCATGTATAAATTCATTGCATATGATATTGCAGGATTATGTGAATGCTTTTCCATTACTCCACTATAGTGTTGGTGTTTCTGTGGTCCATTCAAACCAAACGTATCGCATACATGTAGTTTACACCCGCTTGGCAATCCATCCATTAGTGCCCATGTACTACCACCCCATGCACAACCTATCTCTAATACTTTTGAGTTTTCTTTCATAGTTCTTGCAAAAGCTGTAAGATTGTTAAGATGTTTCTGATTATTAAATCCGGGAACATCAAGGTTATGTTTTGGTGGATGGGGTATCATCATAGCTTAAATCCTTCAAATTTCATTTGTTGTCCTGTAGGAGTGTTGTCAAATGCAGGCGTATCTTCTTTACCATCAGTGTCGATAAGAGTCTGTTCAGCTTGATCTACGTCAAATAATCTCATCTTAGATCTGTCCACACCAATGACAAATCTTTTCTTATATGTAGGATCATTGTACCTGTTCTTTAATTGTTTTACTGCGAGCTGACCCATCTGTTCAAGTTCTTCAGTGGATATAATAGCAAACATTAAGTCGGCGGTAGCGGGTAATCCAAAAGACTCGGACGTATCTTCAAGCCCAACATCCGTGTTAGAATAACCCGAACGAGTCGTTTGCGTTGCAGAGACGATCGGTACGTCGAACTCGACCGCAAGGCCACGTATCTCTTCAGCAATTGCTTTAATGTAGGAGTATGAATTGATTGCACCACCCATTCCTTTCATTCTACTAGATGCACATATGTTGAGATAATCAATAAAGATCATCTCAGGTTCAAAAGACTTTTTTAATTTTAATTCGTTGAGTAACGCACGGAAGTGAGAAGTGTTTGCTTGACCAGTAGGATATTCTTTAATGATAAGCTTTCCGTTTGTTCTTGTAGATAATTTATACACTCGATCTGAAAACATTTCTTGACTTAAGTTTTTAAGTTGATCAATAGGAACATCGAGTAAGTTAGCATCAATACGTTCAGCGATTCTTTCTTCAGCCATTTCCATAGTGATATACAGTATGTTCTTTCCAGATGATAGAGCAGCTGCAGCGCAGTGACACATAAACAGTGACTTACCTACACCAGTACCGGCTAAACATATATTAAGAGTTTTATTAGGAAGACCACCTTTTGTAATCTTATTGAAATAATCTAGATCAAAAGGAATTCTTTCTTCATCTGTGTGATAAAACTTATATCGCTCATCTGCATTTTCGATATAGTCATGACCTACGTTTGTGTCAAAAGAAACTCCTAGTGCTTTTGTTAATATTTCTGGTAAAGCATTCTTTGTAAGAGTATTATGTTTTCCATCAATGATTTGAATTGATTCCATAACAGCATTGTATAGAGCTCGATCTTGACACCACTTTTCGGTGTTTTCGTATAGCCACGCTTCATTAACTTCTTCTTTTTCAAATATGTTTGGAAGTATTTCTACAGCGTGTCTGTACTGCTCTTCGTTAAAAGCATCTGAATTATCAAGTTCAATCTTAAAAGATTCTGCGTTTGGAAGCTTATTATACTTTTGAACAAACTTTCCGGCTTGTTTAAATAGGAGCTTGTATGTTCCTTCGAAATAGTCTGGCTTTACAAATGGTAAAACCTTTCTCATATATTTTTCGTTTACAAGAATATTTTTAAGTACGACTTGTTCAATATTAGTGTTCAATATTTTCTACCTCGTTTGAGTTTTCGATGATGGATACTAGTACATCGCCACAATGTTTTTGAAGTCCAGCGTCGCGGTCGGTTAGATCTGGATCAGGTGTTTCATGTATGGTGAAATCATACTTTAGTATAGCTGATTCTCCATCACCTTCAGCTACACTTACTTTTCCAAATGAAATTATAGTTTCAGGGAAAGGACCTTCAAGGAAACGAATACGCCATTGATCGTCTCCTTCAGGTATAAATTCGTAGTCAACATTCTCACGCATCTTCTACAACAATCTCATCCATGGAAACCTGTTCAGTATATCCAATAGAGTATTGTTTCTTCATGAACTCTTTGAAGTCAGTGTCAGTAAAGATAGGATCCCAAAATTCTTTAGTAAGAGTTTCAGCTTCTCGTACTTTGCTTTCTTCGCCTTTTCTTTGATACCAGCCGTTTGAAGGTTTAACTACATAACCACCAGCAAGTGCAACATCAAGGAGACCTGAGTAGTTAGATACACCACCTTCCCATGTAACTGAGATAGGAATCTTTGATTTTTCTTTTACGTACCTAGACTTCTCAACATTGATGACAAAGTGGTAACCTTTGATTTCTGTACCTTTCTTGTCTTGTTGACGGCCAATGATCCAGATGTTATCGGCTGAGTAGTATATTCCTGTACCACCGGAAACGATAGCTTTTGGAAATAAACCAATCTCTTGATATGTATGGTTAACCGCTAAGAGAGGAATATCCTTCATAGCGAGATATGGAGTCGTCATACGAAACAAACCTTTGAGAGCTTTTGCCCTTGACATATCTGCTACGGACTTTTCATTCAGTGCATCTTCCATTTCTTTTTTAGACGCAAGGTTGCCAACTGAATCAATTACAATAATAACTTTATCGTCACGATCTAGATTTTCCAATTGACTTATCATATCAAACTTAAGCTCTTCAACATTTGTAATAGGTGTATGAAGAACACGATTTGTATCTACGCCAAACTGTTTAAAGTATGACTGAGGTGAACCAAATTCTGAATCGTAAAATAACATTACAGCTTCAGGATACTGTTTCATATATGCAGCGGCCATAAGCAGTGCAAATGAAGTTTTAAAATGTTTTGAAGGACCAGCTAGAACTGTAAGTCCTGGCGCCAAGCCACCATTTACTGAACCTGATAAAGCAACATTAATCATTGGAACATCGGTTGCTACCATGTCCTTTTCAGTAAAAAATTTAGACTCTGCAAGAATCTCAGTGTGGCTTAACTTTGAGTTCTTTTTGAGTTTATCCATAATTGACATACGAGTCTCCTAATTTTAGAATAGTACTATTATACCACATGTTAACAGAAATGTAAATTAAAAAAACGCTTCAAGTGTGGCAGGTTGTTTTTCTGACCAAAAGCTTTTTGTTTTATTGCATTGAACAGCAAAGCTACTTTTTACTGTCTTACTTATACCGTCCACAAAATCTTTTACGTTGGCCGCCATATCACTTGCGGTTGTTACCGGAACATTTTGACAAATCATATTTAAATTCTTGACGCCACCAACTAGTTCAAAGTCCTTTGGCATCTTCATAATATCTAGACACTCTCTTACATTCAAGTATCTATCAGCATCTGGATGAGTTAGCATACTAGGATAAGCACCGACAAAAGCACCAATGTAATCTTTTGGAACTACAACACCTCGTCTCATAATGTTTCCTCCAGCTTTTAACTTATCACCCATTCTCCTACACTTTATTGCATGGTCAGTGTATCCATTCTTGTCAGCCCATTCAGCTACTTCGTAGTAGTTACTACCGTTATCTTCGATGTAATGCATTACGTCCCATGTTTTATCAATCTTCTTTTGAAAATCCATATGAGTTATATTATCGTGCATTACTTCTAAAACGTATTTGTAGAACAGATCTTCACTAGGTTTTGAAGTCTTAACCATCATATCTACCATAGGATCAGGTTCGTTAGTTGAACTACTTCTTATTTGATCTGCAATAGTTGTGTACGGTCTCTTGTAGTATTTAAAGACAGGTATCTCATCGCCTTTCCAAAAGAAATAAAAACTTCTATCTCTTACTTGAGACAAGCCGTGTAATATTGATTTTGTTTTATATAGAGAAACCGTATATCCATATTGATCTGCAAGTTCTCTCATCTTCTTCACGATTGGTTCACCCATCTTACTAGCAAGTCTAGGAGCGTTCTCACCCCAGAATACTTGAGGCTGGACTTTTTCTAGAATAAACCTAGCAGACTTAAGCATCCAATCGTTAGTAGGACTATCAGAAGAACTGGAAGTATTAAGCGAAGAAAGCCCAGCACAAGGACAGACAGTATTGACAACATCCACTCGATAAGGGACACTGCCACCCATATCAAGCTTAATATAAGGAACGTCATTACTATAATGATTAACAAGTTGACTATCATTTGCTTCAAAATCTGAGTATGAAAGAATGTATTCAGGTCTAGAACCAAACACATTTTCCATAGCTATGGTTTCACCACCTATGAGTGGTACTATGCTCGCGTAGTTATTCATAGGACACGTTCTGCGCTTTTTCTCTGTCGCATTTTTCGTAATCTTTCCTGTATTTATTATTCTCTTCAATAGCTTTATCTAGAATAGAAAAGCTGTGATCTGAAAAGTGTAGAAATGCAGAGGTATCTTTAGGAAAGCATGCACCACCAAAGCCACGTCTTCCATCATGTCCAGGGACGCGAGTATGTGACTGTCCAATTCTTGGATCCTCTCCAATTGCATTGATGATACGACCAAAGTTACCTCCAAACTTTTCAACTACGTCATAGAACTGATTAAAGAATAATACCTTTGTTGCGAGAAAACAATTCATTCCGTACTTTACAAAGGAAGCGTCTTCAGCTTCCATGTGAAATACCGGACAAGGCTTACATAAACTGTGTTGTTTAAATATCTCTTCAACCTTTTCAGTAACGCTTTTCTCACCACCAAATATCTGCATAGGTGGATTTACGAAATCTTCAGTTGCATTTTTTTCCGTCAAGAACTCAGGATTATATACAACTCTATTACGTCCTACTTCATGAGTACACAAACTCTTTACAATGTCAGGTGTAACAGTCGACTTAAGAACGATTATTCCAGATCTTCGAAGCAGAAGTTTCTTAATCGATTCTTCAACAATAGAAGTGTCTATAGTTCCATTGTCTGACATAGGAGTTGGGACGCAGACAAATGTAATATCTGCGTCTATAGGAGATGTTGTATCGATAGATGTTCCATAGATTGGATCAATAATTATTTTTTCACAAGTATGATCATTGAAACCATAGTCAACAGCTTTTCCTACAAATCCATGACCTACTATACATACTCTTATTTTTTTCATTAATTGACCCCATAATATTCTTTATACCAAGTTATGAACTTTTCAACTCCAACTGGTATAGGTGTTGTAGGAACGTATCCTAGTTTTTGAAGCTTAGTAGTATCTGACCAAGTTTCTGGTGTATCCGCTGGATGAGCAGCAACAAGTCGTCTTTCAGCTTTTCTACCTAAGTTCTTTTCAATCTCATCAACAAAATCTACAAGTTCTACTTGCGTTCCGTGACCGATGTTATATATTTCGTGATAAGTCTCATCGCTCTCTGTGATTTCATTGACAACGAGACCAATACCTTGTACAATATCGTCAACATAAGTAAAGTCACGTTTCATATCTCCATAGTTATAGAGTTCAATAGGTTTACCTGCTACGATCAGATCGGTGAAGGTGAATAGTGCCATGTCTGGTCGACCGTAAGGACCATACACAGTAAAGAACCTCAATCCGGCAGATCTTGAAATTTTTGAATGCATAAACTGACATTCGTTTACACGCTTTGACCAGCCATAAGGATTGTTCTGGTGTTCTGGTCTGTCATGTTCGTTCCATGGAAGTGGTTGACCATGCATTACACATGAACTCGATGCGTAAACGACTGGAATATCATGAGCTTCAGCGACTTCAATAATGCGCTGAGTTCCTGTAATATTGGTGTCAATATATGGTTGTGGTGTTTCAAGAGCGTGTCTTGGATTTGCATATGCTGCGAGGTGTAAGATACAGTCAAAGTCTTTTACAATGTCTTCAACAAATGCAAAGTTCTCTATATCTTCGTTAATAGTTTCGATACCATGTTCTTCCTTTAGAATATCGGATCTATCTTGTTTTAGTTTAATGTCATAATAATCGTTAAAGTTATCTATTCCTTTAACTTCCCATCCATCCTTTGCAAACGCAATGGCTGAATGAAAGCCGATCATTCCGGCTTGTCCTGTGATGAATATTTTCATGCGAAAAACTCCTCTAGTCCTTGTGGTTGGTTTTCAGTTGTGTTAATTGCGAGATCGACAATTTCGTTAACAACCATCTCACCGTCTGAGTGTTGCTTCCAAAATTCAAATGCCATCTCTCTCCAATCATCTCTCATAGTAGGATCATTCTTTAGTTTGATCATTAGTTCGCGGCACTCTTCAAAGTTGGAATAGTCAAGACCAATGGTGCCGCTGTTTTGGCATTGACTAATTGGTTTACCCTGTACAGGGTGAATTACGTTGTCACAAAAGTGTTTATGAAATATTGGTACTGTTCCTGACGCGATACATTCTGCGTGACAGTTTTCAATATTATCTCCATAAGTTTCTGCTTTTAAGTGATATAGATCTGAACCGAATGCTGATAGAGCCATTCTTTCCATACAATCTGAGTTTATATATTGAGGATATAAGTATGCACCTTTACCTGTAACTTCTTTTCCATATAGATCAGGTGTAAACTTAACGTCACCATATTGTTTTTCTGGCCTGAAGTGATTCTCAACAATCCTTCTATCAACTGGATTCTCTTCTTTATTATCTCTATAAAGAACAAGCGGATATTGAATAGAAGCTTCTAGTCCTTCAAGGACAGTTATAAATCCATTGTTCATTAATTCATCTTGGTGGTAATCAATCATAAGACTAGGACCCTTCCACATAGCAGTACGTCCTATCCAGCGAATCATATTATCTTGCTGCTCTTCAATAGGTCTCCAGTATTTTTCTCTGTGACCATCATAATCAAAACCTAGAGCCATCTTTGTAAGAGGAGTATCAATTTTATTTTTCTTCATAAACTTTGAGAAATCATTTTCAAGTGAGTGAGTCATAATAACATCTACACTTTCGCATACATCTTTAAGATTAGCATTACGTGCAATAGACGCTGCTTTATGATCAACATTAATGAATGCTTTTCGAACATTAATACGATCAAGAAACTTTAACCAGTTATCTTGACAATCTTTAGGGTGAGACTTTGAAGGAACAGAATATATGATACATAAATCATGACAATTCACGATCGCAGCCATAGATTCCCATTCACGACCTAGGTTCATTTCCATCTGTTCAATTTCTAAACCTTTTGCTCTTCCCCACTT